ATAGAGGTGCAGCTACGGCCGGTTATAGAGGTGCAGCTACGGCCGGTTCTTATGGTGCAGCTACGGCCGGTTCTTATGGTGCAGCTACATCAAGAGGTAAGTCATGTACAGGTAAGCATGGTCTGTCAGTGGCACGTGGTAATAATGTCAAGGTAAGAGGAGGTATGGGGGCAATATTGGTTATAGCAGAGGAAAATGAAGATAACTATGAGATTGCATCATGGAAAGCAGTTGTAGTTGATGGAGATAAGGTAAAGCCTGATACTTGGTATAAATTACAAGATGGTGAATTGGTAGAATATAATGAATAAAAATATTAACTATGGCAAAGAAAAAAAACGTAGTGAAGGTTGAGACAAGAAAGGACGAAGTAAGATATGTAACAAGCGACATAAAAAAAATGCTTGGAAAGTTCCTGGTAAAATCACTGAAAAGAACATGGAGTGAAGCGTTTGCTGATGAAGGTACCGGAGAAGTGGTAAATATTGACCGTTATGAGATAATCTTTGACGCTGGTACCTACCTGGGGCAGGAGGAAATATCTAAAATCAACTTTTATATGCAGGAAGGATCCATTCAGGAAGTTGAAGTATCCAATCAGAGACGAATGGCGTTCGAAATGACAACTGACAACTTTATTCCGTACATGGCACAAGTATTATGTGACATGAAAAAAAAGAAGTTCCTGCTTAAAGCACAGTCTATAGACCAGACAAGGGAAATCGTTAAGGACTTCACAGAACTCAATTTCAAAGGAAGTTTTCGGATAACCCAGATTAAGGAGTTTGATTATTGCATAATTCTTGTTGACAAGCTATCAACTACCCCTCTTGATGAACTCGGAAAGCTTGTTATGGAGAATTCAGAACTTTATTCTGAAGAGGAAATCAAGAAGATATGCGGAGAGGACAAGGCCGACATTCCTGAATCCAAATTCTACAACATTGACGCACGAATCATTTTTACTACAGAAGGAAAGGATGAGGACAAGGAGGAAACTAACAGGCAGTTTGTCGTACAGACTTATACTGCAGAACGCGCGATAATGCTTATCAACAGATACCTGAATGACGAGCAGGACAAGCTTGAAGAAGAATGCAAGGAGAAAAACAGAGGTTTTGACAGGAAGATTATCCATGCGTCTATTGAACAGTCAACCATCATACCGATTAGCCAGTACATACCTAAAGAATTCAGCTTAGCCTATGCCACAGAAGAATAGAATCAGTATTTCGGACCTTCTCAAAATAAAGAAGAATACCTGTAAAAAGACGCATGATGATGAAGAACACCGTCTTCAATGTTCGTGCGTTAAATGGTTCAGGATGCAGTATCCTTCCATAAGCTATGTGCTTTTTGCCATTCCAAACGCTGCAAGAAGATCTGCAAGGAATGGCGCGTACATGAAGGATGAAGGTATGCTCCCGGGCGTGTCAGACCTGATTCTTCTCAAGAGCAACCGTCATTACGGTGCACTTTGCATCGAAATGAAAACACGTTCCGGTAAGCAGAGTGATTCTCAGAAGAAATGGGAACAGGAAGCTGTAAAGAACGGAAGCAAATATATAGTCTGCCGTTCATTTGAAGAATTCAAGGATGCGGTTAACGAATATATAAGAGATATGACATGAAACGAAACTCGTTCTTGCTGTATACGGATTCAATGGACATAATAAGTGAGTTGTCAGACGCACAGGCAGGAAGGCTTCTAAGGGCAATGGTATTATATCAGAAACATCTTGACGATCCTACCAATATGGAATACGAAGAGTTTGTTTCTGACAGTATCGTAAAGATTGCATTTTCTCCTGTAAAGAATCAGTTTGACCGCGATTATGAGAAGTACAAGGATGTGTGCAGCAAAAGGGCTAATGCCGGAAGGAAGGGAGGTCTGAGCAAGTCTTTAAGGGTATCTGCCATTCAGGCGGAACCCTTATCTCCTGTAAAGACATTAATTGACATTGAAAAAGAACTTATGTCTGATGAATTATGGAAAGAGCAGATGTGCAGGCAGTCCGGAATAGGTGCCGTAAACTTCATGAAGATAATTCAGGAACAGATTAAAAAGTTCTTTGAATACATAAGTGCAACCGGATCAGAAAAAACGGTCCTCACAAAAGATGATGCAAAAAGACGCTTTTTCTGGTGGTGGACAAACACAGGCGTTGATGCCTACAATAAATGCAGAGACAATGGAAAACAACGTACAACAGATAAAAACTCAGTTAAAAGCAAGCCAGATATACAATCTCGTAAATCGGATGAAGAAAGATATACAGGAAGTTTCTGAATTCGACCTGACAGATTATGATGAATTTGACCGTCACTGTGCGATGATAGAACAGATAGGTTCCGCATATATGGAAAGAGAGTTCAGGGAGTTTGTTGTTGACGAATATAACCGTGACGTAATAAGGTTTCTGGTATACTACTTCAACAACTGCAAGCTTGCTGAGAATATATTCCCGGGTAAAGACTATAAGGTACATAAAAACCTTATGATACTCGGAGTTCCTGGTACCGGAAAGACGCTTTTAATGCAAGTTTTTTCAGAATACCTGAAACTTACTAACAATCCTAACATGTTCTTTAATCTTTCCGTAACACAGATGATGAACTACTACAAGATTAACGGACATATAGACCGATACACCTACAATGAGGAAGGAGGAAAGGGAATAGATGGAATGCCGTTTAATATCTGTATCAACGATATTGGCCTTGAAACTGAGAATCAGAAAAGCTACGGTACATCGCTTGACAGCGTGATAGATGAATTTCTGTATGCAAGGTATGAGATATATCAGTCACACTTCAAGAAGTACCACATAACCAGCAATCTTGATCTTGATGAGTTCAAGGAAAGGTTCGGAGACCGTCTTATAGACCGGTTCAAGAGTTTTAACGTAATACCGCTCTTGGGAGGGAGCAGAAGAAAATGATTAAAAGTACTGAATATCCTATGAATATAGGAGGAAGAGGATACCAGAAGGAATACAAGGGATTTGACATCGCGGTAATAATCAAAAAAGGAGAAGGAGTCCGGATATTCATTCTTAAGAAAGATGGTGGTATTTTCCATCAGGATAAGAAGAAGTATGCAGAAGTGAATGAATGTTTCTCTAATGCTGAGAAAATCATTGACAACGCTGTTCAGGCTTCAAGCATTATCGAGCAGTCGAAGGTTAAGGATGAATCAGAAAAGATGAAAGACAAATGCTATTCAGCCTGTATGTCTGCATTTGCTAATGCACTTACTTTTTCGAAAGGTGACAACTCCAGAATAAGATATTTCTTTGAATACGAACTCCAAAAACAATTTGACAAGATATGAATGCAGTAGATGAATTGCTTTTATTTATTGGCAGCAGACTGGCCTATGGGCTTATGATTTTTTCAGAAGAATACGGATTGCTTTCTCTTGAAAGCGTATCTCGTGACGGAATGGTAGAACTGAAAGGAAATTCAGGAGAATCTATTTATCTGCCATTTTTTAAAGTCAAGCCGGTACTTTACCCGAACCCTTCTTTTGTCCAACTAAATCCTCCTGTTGTAAACAATGACGGAAATGTTATATGTGAAATGAATTTCGGTCCGGCACAGTTCAGCGATATTCTTTCTCTTATACAAAAAGGGAAAGCGGTTTCAGTTTATGACCTTCCTTACAACCCTTACATTAATGGAAAAGATAAGAGTCTTTGAAGCATTTGCCGGTTATGGAAGTCAGTCTATGGCATTGAAAAGACTTGGAATAGACTTTGAGGTGGTCGGAATAAGCGAGATAGACAAGTACGCTATTCAGGCTTATATGGCCGTGCATGGCGATACTCCTAATTATGGCGACATATCAAAGATAGACTGGAGCAGTGTTCCTGATTTTGATTTTCTGACATACTCATTCCCATGCACGGATATAAGCAATGCAGGTAAAAGAAAAGGGCTTGCAGAGGGTAGCGGAACACGAAGCAGTCTGCTATGGGAATGCCGTAAGGCGATAGAGGCAAAGCGTCCGAAATATCTTCTCATGGAGAACGTGAAGAACCTCGTATCGAAGAAGTTTACCCCGTACCTGAAAGAATGGATCAGATTTCTTGAAGGGCAGGGCTACAGCAATTATACGAAAGTTCTCAACGCAAAGGACTTCGGAGTACCGCAAAACAGGGAACGTGTCTTTATGGTGTCGATATTGGGCGATGCTTCGTTCCATTTTCCGAAACCTTTCACTCTGGAGAAAAGACTGAAAGATGTTCTTGAAAAGGATGTGGATGAAAGTTTTTATCTGAGCGAGAAGATTGTAAATACATTTCTTGCAAGAAACGAGAAGAACAAGGCTAAAGGAAACGGGTTTAAGTTTGAGCCTACAATGGGTGATGTGATTGCATCAAGTATTTTGACTAATGCCGGTTCAAGGGATTGCGATAATTACGTTTATGTAGTAGGAAACACAAATCCTTCAGGCCATGGAATGAATGGAAACGTATTCAATTCAAACGGATTGTGTCCTACTTTGACAACAAACAAAGGTGAAGGTCCAAGAATTTTGGAATCAGTGCCAACAGGTTTTAGCTCAAAAGAAAAAAAATATGGGAATAAAAGAGTACAATCATTGGTTGATAGTGGAAAAATCAGTGGTCATGAAGTTCAATTTCTTGATGGTTATAATCAGACAGTTTCCGATATATGTGGAACAATTAAAACTACAATTGATTCTTCTTGTTTGAGTTTTATTTCGGTACCTGACTTTGCGAATTACCGAATCCGTAAACTCACTCCTCGCGAATGTTTCCGACTTATGGGAGTTTCCGAAAAAGATATTGACAATATTCAGAAGTCAGGAATCAGAAAGACGCAGCAATACAAAATGGCCAGCAACAGCATCGTGGTAGATGTTCTTTACCACATTTTCAGAAAGATGTTTGTAGATAAAAAAGATGAAAATAAACAATTAAGCCTTTTTTGATTATGCCAATAAGCAAAGTTTATAATATGGATTGCATGGATTATATGAAATCCATTCCTGACAAGTTCTTTGAACTTGCTATAGTTGATCCACCGTATGGTCTCGATAAAAAAAGTACCCACGGAAGAGGTAAACTTAAAAACAGGTGTCTAAACAGGGGAAATATTCAGCGATGGGATATCCGTCCTACAAAGGAATACTTTGATGAATTGTTTCGTGTCAGCAAAAATCAGATTATATGGGGAGGTAATTACTTTCCTCTTCCTCCAACAAGATGTTTTGTATGTTGGGACAAAAAGCAGGTATGGGAGAATTTTTCACAATGTGAATTTGCTTGGACTTCTTTTGATAAACCAGCTAAGCATGTAAGTATTTCGAATAAGGGAGGTAAAGCTGATAAGGGTAAATTTCATCCCACACAAAAGCCAATCTCCCTGTATGCTTATCTTTTACGAACATTTGCAAAACCTGGCTATAAGATTCTTGACACTCACCTGGGAAGTGGAAGTAGCAGGATAGCAGCTTATAAGATGGGATTTGATTTTTTTGCCACAGAAATAGACAAAGATTATTTCGATGCGCAGGAAAAAAGATTTCGTGAAGAGTGCATGAATGAATATGAAACAGCTTCTGGAACAATAACACAACAAACTTTATTCTAAAATCCACTTTACCTAAACTTTACGTAAAATGATACCACCTGGATTTGTATTAGCATTAGAATTATTATCACAGTTACACAACAAACTTAAAGGAGGAATATTCAATATGGAAAAGGAAACGAGAACAGTTACAATTCCGCTGTCTGAGTTCGAAGAAATGAGAAGCAAGGCAGCACAATATACTACATTAAGGAATACTTTACGATTCGAAGTAGAAATGGAATATAAAAATGAAATGAAATCCATAAGCGAATTGTATGACAAATATTATGAGAAGTATTCCGAAAGCGACAAAAGAGTAAAGGAACTTGAATCAGAAATAGAGGATTTAAAGAGTAAGTTAGAAAGATGTAAATCCCGTAAACGATGGAAGATATGGAAGAGATAAGACACAGCCTTACAAACGACAAGCTGGAAGAATTATACAGAAAGCTTGATAACTTCATATCTGATTTAACTTGGGAAGAAGTTCAGGAACATCTACCTGCACTGAATGAAGTAAAGACTATGATTCACCAGAGAATTAATGAGAACAACGAAAAGAGTATAAAATAACTAAAGTTTAAAATGAGTATGAAACCAATATTGGATGCTTGCTGTGGTGGAAAGATGTTTTATTTCGATAAATCTGATGGTAGGGTGTTATTTCAAGATATTCGTAAAATAAAGACAACTCTTTGCGATGGTAGGACATTTGAAGTAAACCCTGACGTTCAATGTGATTTTACTAATATGCCATACGAAGATGAAACTTTTTCTATGGTTGTATTTGATCCGCCTCATTTAAAATATACTGGGAGTAAAAAGGAGTTAAACGGTTATCAAATGATAAAGTATGGTTCACTTCATAAAGACTGGAGGGATATGCTATCAAAAGGTTTTAAGGAATGCTTTAGGGTATTAAAATCAGGTGGATTTCTGATTTTTAAGTGGAATGAGACAGATATAAAGGTTTCTGAGATTTTAAAGTTGACACCTGAAAAACCAGTGTTCGGTCATATATCAGGTAAGCGTTCAAATACTCACTGGATTTGTTTTATGAAAGATTTATAATCATGCTGCTAAAAGGAACTTTTTTAGTGAAATTCATAGCGAAAGGAGTAGAATTCAGCGAAGAATACGAATTAGCATACCGGACTGAAGAAGAAGTTTACTGGTCTAAAAATATGCTTAATACACATTCAACTCTATACCAAAACGCATTGGAAAAAATTTCAAAAGACCTCGGGATGAATAAATCCAATAAAAAAACAGGATGGGAAATTAAGAGAATCATGTGCGAACTTGGCTGGAAATTATTAGGAGTTGAAATAATTGATATTAACGAAATACACAATCATTTAATAGTTGAGGAATAAGTTATGAGCAAACAAGTATTATCAATCGAACAGATGCAGCATCTTGAAGAGTTGGGTGTTGATACGAGTAAGGCAAATTTCTATTGGCATAGAACAAAGAGTTTAAACAACTATAATGACTGGGATGAATGGAAACTCCATTACGGAGTTCTAAGATTAGCGCGTGGATTTACGACAATTAATTGTCAATATGTAAGGACATTTACTTTGCAAGATATTTTGGATTTGCTGCCAACGGAAATAGAAAAAGAAAATCAAAACTATCAGTTGGAAGTATTCAGGAATCCGCAAAGATATTTCGTGTCTTATTATTGGCTCGATAATTTACTTATTTCGTTAAATGAAGTAGAGTTTATTGACGCAGCCTACGAAATGCTGTGTTGGTGCGCTGAAAATGGATATGTAGATACAAAAAAGTAATGATATGAACAAAGAAGATAAAGCAACCCGATGCGTGCATGACAAAATGTTTCCTCATATTTTAAACGCAACACGGATGAATGAACAGCCGTGTTTTACGAGTGAGGATTTGAGGGAAGCGTATTTGCAAGGTTGGGATGAAGCGTTGAAAATTCAGTGGATAATGGTAGATGAAAGAAAGCCACAGGAAAATGAAAAAGTTTTTGTTTTGTTTGAATATAACGGAATGGTAAGAATTGATACTGATGTGTATTTTGGAGATAATCACTACATGTATTATACAGACGGTGTATGGAGTTTTGGTGGTGAAAAAATTATTGCTTGGATGCCTATTCCATCATTTGACGAGATTTTAGAAGCCAACAAAGATGTTTTGAAACATTTAAAAAGTAAATGAATATGGAAAATAAAATGGTTAGAGTGCCTTTTGATGTGGAAATGGCAAAGAAAATTACAAACGGTGAGATAGAAGGTAGGGTAGTAACACGTGAGGGTGATAGCGTAAGAATATTATGTTGGGATAAGAAAGATAAAACATATCATCTTGCTGCTCTTGTGGATGATGGGCTTGAGGAGAATTATAGAAGTTACACAAATGAAGGTATATGGAACACAGATGAGACTTGTACATTAAAAAAATATGACCTAATGCTTGAAATCCCCGAATACATGACTTTTAAGGATGGGGATGTGATAGCTTATGATGGGTTTGATACTATATCAATCACAATGGCAGACGTAATTCGTAATGTAAATGATGTATTTGCACATTATTATGCAGAATTAAGAAATGGGAAATTGCATTTTTACGAAGAAGACGAGAGGGATGTGTTAAATGTTGGTGCGCGATTGGCTACCGAATCAGAAAAACAAAAACTTATCGAAGCACTCAAAGAAAGCAAAGAACCGAAAGCTAAAGAATGTTTGAAAATGTTAGGTATTGAAATAAAGCCGAAGTGTGAGTTTAAGCCGTTTGACAAGGTGCTGGTGAGAGATTACGATGATGGTGTTTGGAAGCCAGATATATTTTTTAATAATTCAGATGGATGTAATTATATGTGTACTGGAAATGTGGTTTGGGCTCAGTGCATCCCTTACAACGACCAAACCGCACACTTATTAGGAACTACAGATAATTGGGAGGAATAGATATGAAGAAGATAATGTTCAACGATAAGTACGGACTTACAAAAGCCGTACTTGAAGGAAGAAAGACGCAGACAAGAAGATTTATTCCAAAAGAATTTTTCACTTTGCAATGGGATGAAAGAGATGATACCCTTGTAGTAGAAAATGAATTTGGTGATTTTATTGATATAAGAAACACTAAGTTCTGTATGTTGAAAGTTGGTGAAATTGTAGCTGTTGCACAAAGTTACAAAACGATAGATGATTACTATAAATCGGCATATTCCTACAATCATTCAGCACATGGCATGACAGTATGTGAGTTTGATGGTGTATCGGATAAAGATGTTCAAAAGTGGAATATGATAGCAGTGAATTATCGTGGAAAGAAAATCTGGACTAACAAATTATTCGTTAAGCCCGAGTTGATGCTTCACTTTATCCGTATCACCAACGTAAGAATTGAGCGTTTGCAGGATATATCCGATGAAGATTGTCTGGCAGAAGGAATACAAATAGGCCAGTGTGGTAGTGCAGATACGCATTTTATGGATGTTTATTATATTCCAAACGAGATTCAACCTTATTGTTTGCCGAAAGATGCTTATGCTGCATTGATTGACAAAGTAGGCAAGAAAGGTGACTGGGATAGCAACCCATACGTGTTTGTTTATGATTTCGAACTTATAAAGTAATTATATTTAATTATGAAATACAAAGTAGGTGACAGAGTTAAAATCAAAGATTATGAATATCTTGTAAAAGAATGCAAAATAGGTAATTATTTTGCAAGTCATATAGCATGTAAAACATTAACAATTAAAAATATTGATAATGAATCATGTGAATTTATTAGAGATGATTCTGTATGCTTTCATATATATACTTCCCAACTCGATAAAATTATTGATGAAATTGAAAACAATAGCATCAAGAACGACCGTAAAGACGATAAGGTAATGATGGATCTTCTTCCATGGCCGGAGCTTGAGGAAATAGCGAAAGTATATACTGCAGGAGCCAAGAAATACGGACCTAACAAGTGGCAGAACTTACCTGACGGATACCAGAGATACAAGGGTGCAATGCTCAGGCACCTGACGGAAGTTGAGAAAGGCAATGAAATTGACCAGGAAACAGGGTGTCTGCATATAGCTCAGGTGGCATGGAACGCTATTGCAATGCTGCATTGTAAAATGGAAGAAATGAAACCACATTCAGAAAAAATTCCTGAAAACGCAAATGACATTGATAAGTAATAAGTTAATTTGCTTCTATGGAAAATATAAAGATACAATTCAAGGGAATAACCCGTAACACTGACGATGGAATAAGTGCTGACGGTGAATGCATGGAGCTTATTAATGCTCGCGTGAACAATTCAAGTATAGAACCGATCGGTAAACCGATAATGCTAAAGCAGACTGCACACACGTATTCCAAGATATACCATCATTCTATAGCTAAAAGGTATATAGGAATAACCGAGTCCGGCCAGATGTACGAAATGCCGGAGGATCTTTCATCAGAAACTATAATGACCGGTGATTTGAAGGCAAAAAGCATAGAATTTATAGGAAATACAATATCGGTAATAACAGATGAAGGTATAAGGTATATCCTTTTCAGGAACGGTTCATATATTTATCTTGGTGAAATTCCTGACGTACCTGAATTCGGAATTGATAAGGAAGTGAAAGCTGTTTCCGTTGAAATAGATGAAATATCAGATAACGATGATGAAGTAAGGTATGGTAACTTCACTAAAGTTCTTAGCGAAGCTAATAAAAACGGGTGTTACTGCTATTCTGCTGCGTTTTGCGCGGCTTTCAGGCTGTTTGACGGAAGTTATATCAAGTCAACTGAAATACAGATTATATTCCTTGATTCTGATGATTCAGTGACTATTACTTATGGAGACAGGAATAACCCCCAGAATATTGAATTGTCCGGAGGTTATTCAAATCAGTTTTTTGCTCAAACAAATTCGAATGGAGTTATGAAGGCACATATACTTTGCTTTAAGCCTTCATTCTTTTTTGAAGAATATGATTTTTCCGCATGGAGCGATATTATAATAGGAATAGAAATATTTTCCACCGATAATTTTAGGACAAGACTGCAGAAAGATTATTTCGGAGTCTATATATCACAGTTTGAGATGAACTGCAAGAAACCGATTGAAAGGGCGAATAATATCAGCCTGATGTATAATATTACATCGTTAAAACTTGGTGAAACAAAAAAATCTGTTGATATTGACGTTTCTATAGATAACCTTGCAACCCTTCCGCACATGGTTGACAGTTTTAACACGCATCATTCAATATTGCCAAAATCGTCTTATTCATATAACAACAGGCTTCATCTTATCGGAATAAAGAGAACTCTTTCAAGTGGTGTAAGAGTGTCTTCTACCGCAAAGGAATATCAATTCCTGATACACATATACATTCATGCTTCAGACGGTGATAAAGTTATAGAGAAATGGGAAATAGGTCAATACATAAGGACATTCATCATGTACCCTGACAGCAGGGCATACAAGATGATCATATATAGATATGAATATAATGTTCCGGTTGTAGGAATTCAGATTGATTTGAAAAAAAGTGATTACTTTGATTTTTCATTTTATTGTAAGGAATATGAATATGAAAGAGGAAGCGTTAAACAAAATACAGGGTTCTTTGACGTTATAAAGATAAGCGATTTTGAAAGCATGGAAGTTGGAGAAACAACAGACAACATTGATTACGAAAAAGGAAATGTAATGTATGTTTCAAACCTGAACAATCCGTTTTTCTTCCCTGCTGACCAGGTTTATCAGTTCAATACTGATATTGTCGGAGTACAGTCAAACGTCGTGGCCCTATCTCAAGGACAGTTCGGCCAGTTCCCTCTTTACGTATTCACCAAAGACGGTATATACGCCATGAATGTAGGAAGCGGAGAAGTCGCATATTCAAATCAGACACCTGTTACGCGTGACGTGTGCAACAATCCGGATTCTATATGCGGACTTGATACTATGGTCGCATTTTCAACCGACCGCGGTCTTATGGTAATTAACGGAACTGTTACAGAGCTAATCTCGGAAAAGATATACGGATTCCTTTCTTCATGTTCCGTATCTTCACCTATAATAGTTAAGATATTAGATGTAGCTTCTCTGGGTGACGATATATCAAGCGTTGTATTCCCTGACTATATAGAAGAAGCAAAGATAGGATACAACTATGAAGCAAAGGAAATTGTTGTTGCAAACATGAATTTTCCTTATTCGTACGTTTATTCATTGAAGACCGGGGAATGGCATAAAATATCACAGAATATAGATTCATTCGTCAACTCCTACCCTTACACGTGGGCTGTAAGCGGAAACCAGATACTTGACCTTAACAACACCCATAGAAGCGTGTCTACCATAGCACTTATAAGCAGGCCTATCAAGATGGGTACTCTTACACACAAGCGAATACTTCAGACAGCTTTAAGAGGAATAGTAAAAAGAAGCCTTTCCGACCTTTACATAAAAGGTGAGCCGGTAATGTTCAGAGGTGACACGGTAGATATATTTTCTGACGTAGGAATGTATGTACTTGCTTCAAATGACGCTGAACACTTTGAACTGGTTGCTAAAAAGGAAAAGATGGCTGATATAAGGGACCTGGTTACAAAGATGAACAAGAGCAGGCCATACAAATACTTCATGGTGTGTCTTGTAGGAGGTGTTAGGACTGACGTATCAATCAACTACATAGAAATGAATGTGGATGAAAGCTTTACGAACAGGCTCAGATAGAAAAAAGAAAAGGGAAGTTTTTAGCTTCCCTTTCTTATATTCCCATGTTTGCGGCCCTTCTTCTTACTTTAGGTGCAAGAGCGCATATACAGTCCTTCACGTTTTCAAGGGCGTTTGAAACTCCTTCAGGACTTATTCCGTATCCGTTGTCGGAAAGCCATCTGAACAGCACATATTCTGCAAGATAGTCTGATACGAGATTTTCAAGGCATTCCTTTAATTCCTCATTTTTTACCCTTTCGCTTGTAACTTCTATTGTTTCTTCGTTCATTACAACCTTTACAAGTCTTTTCTGCGAGTAAAAGTTAAGCTCGTTCAATGCGGACTTAAAATAGTCTTCAAGAATGTCGGAATTGTCCTCACACGCCTGAATGATACTTGCATCTATGTTTTCTCTCTTTCTGGACTCTCCAATATAGTAGGTCCGTGTGTATACTTTGTCTAGTATGGCTTTCTTATCCATGTTTTATTATTGTCTTTGAGGTTTTTCCCTTTCGCTTAAAATCTTGTTTATGTTCTTTTCGTTTACAAGAACTTTGTCGGCATAGTATTTCACGTCCTCCTTGTCAGAAATTGAAAACCATCTCTGGCATATAGAGTTTGATATGTAATTGGAAATACACTGCGAAAGAGAATCTTTAAGAGATTCTTTCCAGTTGGATGGCATAGACAATGAAACGGATATTTTATCGGAATTTACAGACAATGTTCCGTAATACGATAGAATGTCGCCAAGCTCTCCGGCACTTTCCTTCATGAACGGCTCTATAATTCTTATCTCATCTTCTGACAATGATATTCCGTCTATGTTACCTGCTGCCTTTCCTGTATGTGATGTGATTGCATACACTTCATCGTATACCTTTTGCGTATCTATGTCTATGACTATATCCAGCATATTATTTTTTCAGTATGAATCTGTATATAATATATGCCAGCGAAGCTATTACAGAATATATTATTACCCATGTCAATGCTGCCGGCCTTTTTGTTTCTTTCTCAACTTCCTTTGAATAGACTATATCCTGGTGAGTTGAATCCCTTATTCTCGATCCGGATTGCATCCTGTCTTCATTGTATACATCTGTCTTTGCGTCTGATGTCTCCTTGTACACTGACTCCGTTTCTGTTCTGGATATTATATGCTGGTTCCCTGAACTATCAGGTGCGGAGAATTTTGTTTCCGTACTCTTGATTACAAGTTCGCCTGTAACGCTTTCTTTTTTTACAGAATAATGATACATGTTTCTTGTAACAGAATCCGCCCTTTCGCTTATTCTGTCCAGTGAAGATATTATGTACTCTTCCGAGTTCCTTTTCCTGGAAGATGCACACCCGGATAAAATCAAAATGATAATAAGAATTACTGCCTTCATGGCCATTCAAACTTTATCGGTTCCAATGCTTTTTTCTTTTCTTCTTTTGTCTTTTCTTCCGCCTCAATTGTGTCAGAAATCATAAGTCCTTGTACTCCTCTTTTGCGTTAAAACAAGGACATTCCTTGATTCTTTCCCATGAATCAACAATTCCGTTGTTGTTCTGGTCCGGACTGATGTCACGGTGCCCCATTATCTCGGCATCAGGATATTTCTTGTGAAGTATTTTCAGAAGGTTTCTCAACGACTTCTTCTGTTCCTCTGTACGGTTGTCAACACCTTTTCCGGTGTCGTCAATACCTCCGATATATGCCACGTTGATAGAAGTAGAGTTATAACCCTTTACACCGTTGCTTACACCTGAATCATCAAGCAGCTGGCTTATAACTCCTGATTTGTCAATAAGGTAGTGGTATCCAGGATTCTTCCATCCCTTTTTCTTGAATTCAGCCTTGATGTCATTAACTGTTGCACTCTGCCGGCTTGCGGTACAGTGAACAAAAATTCTTTCAATCTTTCTCATTGTTTTCATTTTTGTCGTTTTTATCCTGTTTATCTTCTCTAAGAATACATTTGACGTCTTCACTGTCTACGTTTGCAGCTTTTTTTACAAATACCCTAGCCGCTCCAAGAAGGTCAATTCTTATTCCTTTTGGCTTTAGTATGTTTCCAAATATGCTGCATACTTCAATAAAGCATACAAGCAGACAGGAATAAACGTCAATCTGCCAGTTCAATCCGGAAGCCACGTTAAGCATGCATACCATACAAACAAATGCAAAGTATGTCACCATCTTACCCATTGTCGCACGCATGGCTCTTGAAAACCTGACTTTCTCACCTGTTAGCAAACTCTTCCTTACACCAAATGCAAGGTCGGTCATGATCACAACAAAACTCACTATAAGCCACGGTATCATGTGGTTAAGTGATTCACTTACAAATCCGACTGCGATGCTCGCAAATCCTCCTTGTATTGCTCCAGAAATAACACCTTTATCTTCCATAAAGGCAAATGTACCGATTTAACATCAAAAAAATAAATGAGGTCCGGACAATTATACAACCGTCAGGACCTCATTTATAACATATTACCCAAATCAACCAGTTTACATTGGTGAATTGCTGTACATCTTGCATTTAAAGTATTTCCTTGCTTTAAATCCGTGGTCAATGTCCTTAAGCATTTCTACGGCTTTCCTGTAGCAAGACAAGGCCATCTTTTCATTTGGAACCTCGGCAGGAGATTTGTAACCCATATCCATGGCAATACTCAGTGCGTGGTCGGAGTATACCATATTTGCTACCACACAGAGCGCGTATGAGTTGTAATACGGCTTTTCTTCCGTTATACCTCCCAGGCTCTCAACAGCATTGATAAACACGTCATGATTCCAGTGGAAACCTTTTATACCGTCCTGGTTTACGGTACGAATACTGATATTCTTGGCTTCATGCTCGGAAAGATAGTTGTCCCATTCAGTACTTGCAAGGTGAGACAATGCGCTTTCTGCCACTTCCGGCATTTTCATAGACACCTGCTCGAAAAGATATTCGCACACGTCAGACAACACTTCCATGTGCTTAATATCTTTAGAGTTTATTATTCTGCTTTTGTACCTTTCGTACTCCTGCATCATCTGTTCTTTTGTCATAATCTGTTCTACTTTTTAATTTCTTCCGGATTTTCTTCTTTCTTTTTTGAAGTTATGACTTCATACTCCTCCTTCTTTTGTAAAGGAAGATTATAGTCAAGAAGATTCTTTAATTCCCTAAGGTCATTCATGTCAAACTTCAGTCGGCCTTCCATCAGTTCAAGACCTCCATTTTGTATTGCCTTTTCTACAAGTCCATGTGCCATTTCAGGTATTGCCGCATCCGGGATATTACTTAGATACTGTTTCAATAAAGGCCTTGCAACAGCATTTGTAACTGGTTCCACAAAAGCTGAAATTTCATTTGCTATAGACCAGTTACTGCTTACCCATCCTGAAGCTTTTGCCTTGTTTTCCAATCCTTGTATTACAGGCCATGAACTTATTTTTGCCTGTGCAAACTGAATTGCTATCGGCTGTACATATCTGCTTAACACGGCAGCTAATATGTCTGAATTACTGTATGCCATTTCGATGTGTTTTTATTATAAAGCAAGGGGAGAAATATCTCCCCTTTATGCTTTTTGTTATGCAGTTGCCTGAGAAGCTTTGATTGCGGCCAGAACAGCATTTGTTATTGCTGTTACGTCCGGAGTACTTGAATTGATGAAGTACGGGTTCTGTTCTGATCCGCAAGGGCAAGACTGAAGAACCGGACGGCATCCGTTCCAAGATACCATTCCTCCGTCAAGTTTCAATGTACCGTCAATCTTCTTGTTCAACTCTGTCTGGGTCCAGGCTGCAATGTTGTCGTCACCGGCCTTACGCAACTGAGCTTCGTGTGAAACCTGCATATCGGTGTAAGCCTTAGAGTCAACAAAGTTGCGCTGTGCTGTTTCCTTCATGTAGGCAATGTCCTTTTCAAGGCAGGCAACCTTAGCGTCAACTCTTGTCAGTCCTGTTGCAACCTCAATCAGGCCAGTGTTTGTTTTTTCCAGAACAGCTGCCAGCTTATCGTCTGTCCTGCGTGCTTCGTTGAAGATTTTAGTGTCTTCTTCACGTGAAAAAGACTGCGCAACGTCCTTGCTTTGTGCCTGCGCCAGAGCGATAGCAAGATTCTGTTCCCTTTCTGTGACGTAATTGTCACATCTGTTTCCGCCAAACATTCCGCCAAGGATTCCGTTTCCGCAACCGTTTGCACCTAACCCCAGGAATGAAGCTGCACCAAGAGAACCGAGTACCGTGTTCAGATTACCCTGTCCCTGACTGGTAACACTGTAGTTTTTGCCGTTTACATCTAATGTCATAACATTTTATTTTGTGCGCCCTCTAAATGCTTCAGGCTTTGCAGGCTAAGAATTAATTCTTATCTTAGCTGGACACAAAGTTACACGACATGAAACGCATTGAAAATAAGGAAAATTCCCCAATTAGCGAAGCGGGAAACCCTGAACTTACAGAAAGAGAAATGGAAGTGCTTGAACTTGCCGGTCATGGTTTTTCACAGAAAGAAATAGCTGAAAGACTGTTCCTATCTACGAAAACGGTAGACAAGCATATAGAAAATATAAAGAGGAAGTTCAATATAAGCAAGTCGACTGAGATAATTGGAGTATATACATGTATAAAAAAGTCGAAGAAATTCGATGTTGAACTTCTCCGACAATATGGTTTGCAGATATTCTTTATTCTTATAAATCTGTGCGACGGAAGCATACCTCGTCAGTAATACGGTAGAATATCCTGAATACGAGGAAACTCATAACACCTGCACAGCTAAGACCGGTTGCCATAAACACGTATGGAATGTAACCTATCCAGCCAAAGTAGTAGGCAAATCCGGACATGTTGTTGATAAGAAGGCATGTTATGTTTGCCATATACCACTTGCATAACCCTGAAGAATATGATATGATTCTTATTATTGTGGGTATTGAGCATCCTCCTATTAAAGACATAAGAAACACCCGTTTATCGTAGTCTTCCTGAGAAATAAACGTTCCGTCAGAAAAGTAATCAATCATGAACGTACAGGAAACGATGGACAGACACAACGAATAAACAAATGGTTCGTAAATCTTAAAAAATATCCTTGCTGATTTATTCCTCAGCAAGGATACCAGTTTCTTAATCATTTCTTAGTCGTTTTTGTCTTAGGAAGGCCCACATATCCACCGCCTAGTGGTGTCTTCGTCTCTTTAATTTTCTTCGCCATATATCATTGATTTTATTATGTTATTACTCTACAAAGGTATCAAATACAAATCTATTATCAAAATTAAATAAGTACAAATATGTAATGTATAACAACAAATTAATATATCATGGAAAATGAGAATACAAATAAAGAAGCGAAAATAGGGAAAATACAGCCGGCTAGCACATCAAGCCAGTCCCACTTTCCTATTCCTGACGATTTTTGTATGTATTCTACTGAACACATAGCAATTAAAACAGCCGCATCAGACAAAACTGTGCAGGTTATGGCAATAGCCCCTTCCTGCATCTTCGTAATTCCTAAAATAGAATCGAAGCATGATAAACAGCATGAAGCAACAAACATAAGAGCAATCCAGATTATGAATCCTGCTTTAAGATGTGACATTCTGTTGCTTTCCTTTAACCAATCAATTACTTTCATAGATTATTATTTTATTTGTTCAACATAATGGCCAACCAAATCGGCCAAATTTTGTGTCAGTTTCATTCCACTGTCTCTTGTGCACTTATACACGGTTCCTGACTGCGTGTAATACTTTCCTTCTTCAAGTATCATTCCCTGCCATAACGGATTTAATTCTTCGTTGTACGGTATCGGGTCTTCCAATGTTCCAGCGTGGCCTTCAACTACTTCTACCCACAAAGAAGATTGGTTTTCAGGTGACCAATTCGATTGCGTTGTATGGCTTTGAACAACTTCATAGAGATGCCCATTAAACTGGTACTTTTCACCTTTCTCAACCGGAACACTATCTGCTGACCACACGGGGTAAAACTCTTTTACCGACAATGCTTCATTATTAGATAGGCCTAATGAGTTTATATTCTCATTAACCATAGCTATGTCTCTTTTCAATCTTTCCAAATCAGAGAATTTAGGCATTGTTTCGCTTTCAGAATTCCAAATCTCATCTTCTTGCACTTCTTCGCCGTCTCGTTTCCATATCTGAACAAAGCATACATCGTATTCCTTATACACACAAAAAGTTGAATCGCCAGACTTCTCCACTTCACATACGGGTTTATACCCATTTGCAATAATCTGCTGTTCGGTAAGACTTCCGCCTACTTCCATTCCATTTTCAACCTCTTTAATATCAAGAGTTTCATTGTTTAATTTTCCGTATTTCATACTTTTTTTGAATTTAGCTATTAATACTCCGTTATTTTCTTCTATCTTTAGATTTCCGTATATATCTGTTCTTCCCATTATGCTTTTTTATGAAACGATTAGCGTTACGAATACTTGTTTTTACAGGGTTATATTTAGCCTTTATTCTACATATATAAACTTCTCCTTTCTTTACAAAGTATAGCCATTCAGAGAAACTATCTAAAGCCATACCCATTATCCTTTTTCGGATATTGAAAGATGCCGTATTTTTCATCAATCCAAAGTAGCTGTTTATGCTTTGCATCAAATGTTTTGCTGTATCCAGGCTTGGGTTTTTAGAATAGATTCTTATTTTTTCCGTTATTGCCCCAACTGTTCTGTTTGATATGTATATCCGGTTGCATTTAACAACCTTGCCACAAAATTTAACTCCATGCCCAGTAAGGCTGTATGTAAAATTTTTTAGGGTGAAGCAATAACTTCAAATCGTTCAGAGTGTCATACAATATATATCTTGCTTCAACTATTTCTTCCGGAGTCTTAGCGACTAGACATATGTCGTCAACGAATCTTGTGTATTTCAATCCGTCAATGCTTGTGATTCTTTCGTCAACAGCGGACATCAGAATATTTGCTATAAGTTGAGAGTAGAAATTACCTATTGGAAGACCTTTTCCGTATCCTGCTCCAAAAAGGCTTTTTTCTTTCTGAACATTATCCCACATCCTTATAGGCGACTTTCTTATGCAGTCCTCTGTAGGATTATGTTCCATAAGTTTTTTCAGAATCATAAGTTTATCGTGTCTGTCGCTCCCTTTATAATATAAATCCGAATAATACCTGAATATATTATATGCCACCTCCTTGTCTATTGACATAAAGAATCCGCTTACGTCCATCGTTGACACATAGCATGAATCTCTATATCCGTTTGACATTTCCTTGATGTTGTTATATATCTGCATTACTGCGGTAGACGATGAATAACCAGTCCTGTTCCCATGGCTTACATTCCCGTTTATGCTATGAACTGACTCGGCTACCGTGCTAATCATCGGTGCTATATAATGATGCACTATTCTGTCCGTATAGTTGGCTGCAAAAACTTCCCTATACACCGGGTATTGAAGCACAAAACATGTACTTGTAGTTGGTCTATAATTGTTTTTTACTCTTTCAACCAAGTCGTATATATTAGACAAATGATAATGATAACGTGCAGCTTCAAATGATGAATGCTTGTTTTTATAGCATTCTCTTTCAGCTTGAAGCCAATCATCTACTATCTTATCGAACTCCGAGGCCGGCCACACACTATACCTGTTGTTCGTGTTATTGTTGTTACAGTTGCCATTGCCAAAATTCACGTACCACGCGTTGTTGCCATTGTTCCTAACGCACGACCAGGCGTTGCCGCTCTCTTCTCCATTATTCGACATAGCTTGCATATCGCAAGCATGGAGACCTTTCAATAAAAATCGTTCTGCCGACATAGTTCAAGACTTTTCGGGGCTGACGTTACTTAACTTCCCGAGCATTACCAATACCTCATCGCAAAATCTGTCTATTATTGCACATGACCTTGCGTCACATCCGCCTAAAGCGGATATAAAGTATACACTACTTTGTATCTCGTAAACCAAATCAGACGCCCTTTTTTTGTAGTCCAATCCTTTCAACTGACGCATTGCGTAGTCAAATAAAGTTGCACCTTTCTTGAGAACCGCATCCAAGTAGTTTCTCTTGATTATGTTCTTTGCTCTTTCCGATATTTGTAATAGGTATTTATTCAACTCTATTACTCTTGTGATTATCGGAGTGTTAAGTCTGTTATGATTTGCTCTGTTCACGTATCATTATCATTTAAGATAGCGTGCATCCGCACGCCATCGGTTATACCAATTTAGAAAGCCGAGGCCGGCCACACACTATACCTGCTGCTCGCGTTATTGCCGCTACAGTTGCCAATGCCAAAACTCACGCACCACGCGTTGCCGCCACTGCCCCTAACGCACGACCAGGCGCCGCCGCTGTTATAAGATGGGATTTCTTCTGTCCTTCCTTCATAAGTTCTCAAATAATTTATCAATCCGTTTATGATATTCTTATTTGTCCATATAGGTAACAATTCATTGTCTCCACACAAGTATACACCGTCACCAACACTTTCACAATAGTAAATTGCAGGAGAGTCAATTATGTTATAATCAAAGTTTGTCTGCGTGCCGTTCGGCCTTGATACGTAAGGAGTGATAATATACCAGTAACCGTTTACGGCTATAGCTTCCGCTCCTTTTGCACCTCTAACAAGAATAGGCTTATCTTCCGAATTAACACCCGTATCGTTCATGTTAATTCCATTCTCTACTTGTTTTGAATAGATGTACTCCGCTATCTCGTTAGTCAGGTAAGCCGAACTTATAGCATGCCTGTTATTCAGGTTATACTTAGCCTTAAGTGTAGTATTCTGTCCGTCTATATAGAAATACATATCCTCACCGACTTCCGCCTGTGTACCGTTCGCATTAAGTATCTCGACACTCTTAACCGTTCCGTCCGATTCAGTTGTCTGAATACCGCTACAGATTGCGAATCTATGACGCATCCATTCATTCTGTGCTATCATCGCATCGTTTCTGTCTTTGTAATTGAATGCAACCATAAAGTTGGCGTTACCGCAATTTTTCGACATAGTCCAACTTTGTTTTGTGTTGCCGCAATAAAGGGTTAAGTTGTCTCCATTATCCGTAATCTCCCAATCTGCCGCATTGTAACTGCCAATGGTATTAGTTCCCAGGTTGCCGTCTTGTGAAGGTACGTAATCTTCACCGCTTCCTGCGCTTGTTCTTTGGTCGTATTCAAAAATTGAATGCTGCATAGAATTGTCTGCACTTGAAGTTCCCAAGCAATTCCAAATCTTACCTACGTAAGGCCATCTTACATTTACTCTTACGTCATTGCATTCGAGTGAAAATCCTATAGGTTTAGCAGATAAAGAGTTGTCAAATCCATTAGTCACAGTCCTGTCATTCCATTCTTTAACGGTGTATTGTTTCAGGTTCTCATCAATTATCTTAATGTGGTCGTTAGTGGCTATTGCCGCTGTTTTATTTTCTTTGGTCGTAATTGTGGTAGTGCTTACGGGTAATACAAGCATTTTTGCTTCCAATTCGTAGTCGCTCGCTCCATTCTGAATACTATTAATTTTGGAGGGGTATTCAGCTAGCACATCACCAACATCTGATACACCTTTTGCTTCTATAGCGGCCTTAATTGCGGCTTTGCTATCGAGAATACTTTGCAATTTGTCTGATATTGCCATAATCAACCTCCTATAATTTTGTCAAGTATTTTTTCAATATCCCCCAAGTCCTTCTGAGTTGCTAGCTGGCTTGTCTCAATATACTTAGGCACACCACTTCCATCCGTCACGTATATACGCTCAGTTCCTTTTATATCTTCAACCTTATTTTTAAGTTCAGATAATTTCGTTCCTTCTATTGCCATAATTCAATGTTTAAAAGTTCCAATATGATTTTTTGGGTGCAGAAGAATTTTCCTGATTCTCCAGCTTGAAGTAGGTTCCGTCCTCCATTAAGAACAGGCTTCCGTCTTCCATAAGAAGCGCATCAGTTATGTTTTCTTCAGGAGGTGAAGGATTTGACTTCTTTCTTCCATCACCTATTATGTTTGCCTTTAGCCGGCTTTTTATAACATTTGTTCTCATACTGCCGTGTATTGAGCCTGTGTAACTTCTGAGTAGCTGATTATCTTTATGCTCTTAGGAACAAGAATCTGTATGTCTACATCAATTACATTCTTGTTTGCGTACTTCTCTGCTTCCGGTATTTCGGCCCACTTTTCACCGCTTGTTTTCTGCATTATGTTGAACTGTGCCGGACGGCTTCTCTCAATGTGTATGTTGAAATCAGAGGATACCTGTATCTCATCTGAAATCCATGAATTACCATTCTTTGTAAAATTAAGCTGTGTCATATATCTTTGATTTTATGTTAATAAAAAGGTATTAATACGATTATCTTAAAATGTATCTTATCCATTCAAAGTAATCACCGTTTTCGATGTAATTGTTGTCATTCTCACAAGCATAGGCTTCACGCTCAAAAGAGATATTCTCGTATGCGTTCTTACCGTAGAATGGTATCTTTACAAGCCATTCCAATACATACAGAATGTAGAATGAAAGAAAAGACAATGCAAACCATAATGCAGATATTCCTGCAAAAAGAACCAGGGCCCATATAACAACTCCACTTGCAAGCATACACTCTACCCATTGTCTTGCGTGCGTGCATTCATGGTTTCGTATTCTCTGGGGCATTTCTTCCTTATTCTTGTATTTTGTACATACCCATGCGGCCAGTGTGATTGTATTGTATTCACTCCAAAGTAATTTTGCTATAAAGCTGTTGTAACGTATCTTCTTCATTTTTATTTTTTATTATTGTATATTATTTTTATATTATTTAATTTTTACATATCCATAAGGTATTTCAGGGGAAAAAATAGGATTGTCTGATTTGTATAAAATTCCTTTTATAGAAATTACAAATATATTTTTATTATTACTGCATAAACGGCTGTTATTAATTGATGGGTTTTCCCCGCTTATCCAATTTACCAAGTCATTTGAGTATAGATATTCATTTGCAGTGTATAGCACAAAAACACCATCTGCATTTATATTACCTCCTATATAATTTATTTCACCATTTGGAAGAGTATGTGTAATATCATCCCAAGATTCCAAATCTTCTGATTTATATAATTTAGCAATAGAACCTCCACCAACTGAATTTCTTTCGATTGTTGCAATTAAAAAACATCCTAATTTTTCACTATAAGAACAATATAGATAATTTATGTTATCAGAGTTTGTACTTGTGAAATTTGCTTTTTGTTCCCATGAATTATCTCTAAAAGACTTTCTTGAATATACATTATTTCCAGTAATTAAAATAATACCAATATCTGAACTTTTTTTGTAAGGTATTACTGAAGAAGAGGTTAAACTAAAATCTAATGTAGCTCCAGTCTCTTCTTTAGTCCATACATCTTCGTATCCTGAAATGTAATAGCAAACATTATTACCAATCGCATAAAGATAAACACCTGAACGTACAAGATACATAATTGGGTCTTCGCCAAATGGGTATTCTAGTTCACTCCAATTAACACCTCCATCTTCTGACTTTATTAGAGCAAATCTTGAAAACGAAAATCCAATTGCATAATATATGTTATTTGAAAATTGACAAACTGATACTACAGATAAAGAATCTTCATTATTAAACTTAATGTTACATTCATTCCACAAATATCCATCTTTTGAATAAAACATTTTTGTATCAAGAACAACAAATGTCACATTATCATCTGAAAATACTCCGTAAGAAGCATAAGTCTGAGCCTCTTTAATTGCTATTTCTTCAAATTCATTAATAATAAAAGAACCTGATTCAATCCATTCTTCTCCAAATATATTTCCTTTTGCTGACATTAACATAGTACCAACTGGCATCGTTTTTAAAACTTCACTTGTTACTCCTAATGCAGCGTTCTTTGCATTATTAGCCTGCTCATTTGCGTAATTTGCTTGAGTCATAGCCATATTTGCATTTTTGGACGCTAAATCAGCCTGCTTTTGTGCATTTTCAGCAATAGATTGTATGTTTTCATCAAGTACCTCTGCTTTCCAGTTCTCATCCTTTATCCACTCCTCGTTAGTAACAGACAATCCTATATATTGCTCCTTAATCCAACCTGTACCAGGGTTGTAGGTAATCATATACCCACCTTTTCTGTTTTTTTCATCTACCTTCAAACGAGTAGTGGCTATGTTTATTTCATATTCAAGCACTTCATAATTTGCTCCATTTTCTACGCGTGAAATCTCACCATTAATAACTTCGCGCTGCTGTTCTATTTGTAATTTAGTGTAGAAATCGCCCGCGTTGAAAGTATCATCACCTCCGGCCTGACCACTGTTTATCCACCCTCCTCCTTGGAATAAATAAATCATGTATGGATAGCTGTTTCCAACATAGGCTTTGCTACCCTCATTTGCTGTAGGGTAAGCATCTTTAAGGCTTTCAACATTCAGGAAATATCCTTTATTATTGCTTGTAGCATCTTTTATTTTATTTATTTCTCTTGAAATAACACTGTTTGGAAGAAGTTTTTCAGAAAATTCGTTCAAATCAGAGTCAAGAGGAAATCTGTCCTTGTTTTCTTTTACTGTACGTAACAAATCATTTGTCGTTACTGCATCATAATCCAAAAATCCTTTTCCCATATCTTTATTTTTTAAATAAACCAGTTTTCTATCTTATATATGATTCCATTTTTTACACTAACTTTTTTCCATATTTTTTCTCCATATGGATTTGATTCATCATATAATGAATATACCAAAAAGCTTCCAGTAAATCCTGTAACAGAATTTCCACCATCAGTCATTGTTATTTGAGTAGGATTTATAATCATACCCAAATCTCCCATATTCAATCTTATATCTCCGTTTGTTATCTGAGTTCCCTTGTTCCCGCTGTTCATTCTAATGTCAAACGGGTATAGGTAAAGCGTTTCCCCTTCAATGTTTTTCAGTGATATTGCAGCAGATTCGTATCCGGAATTGCTGTAGAAGAACCAGCTTGAAAGCACATTTCCTTTATTTGAAACTAATGCCATTTGTCTTGAATCCGGATCTAATACAATCCTGTTTCCATCTGAGTTTGTGACAACGCCCCCAGTGAATGTGCCGGTAGCTGCTTTCAATTCTCCCGAAAACGTACCGTCCGCACCATCCAGGTGCTTTACTTTCAGATTTTCAACGTCTATATAGTCAGCTTTCAATATTGGTTTACCGCTTGAATCAGTTGTGAATACTGCAATAGGTGAACCTTTTGAATTGTTTACGAAAAAACGTTCAGAAGTAACAGTTACAGTTTTCTTATCTATGTCAATACCTGTTGAAGCCAAATCATCGTTACTTACTTTAAGGGAAATCTTTCCCTCCATTACAGATATTGATGTTTTTACGCTTTTGAACTCTTCCGAAACGTCCTCTCCTGTCTCAAAAATGAACTTAGTTGCTTTCACAACAAGCCCGTTCTTGCTTAAATCAAAGTAACGCTTATTGTTATGGTCACCTATATAAGTCCTTCCATAATTTTTAAGATAACATTCTTTGTTGGCTCTGTCATATCCGACAGTGAATATGGCTTTGTCTGAAAGACTGTAACTGTCTATACCTTGCAACATTGATATGTATGGGGCATTTTCACCGAAAGCTGAAATTATAATCGCATTCTGTCTGTCCTGGTCTTTATCATTACCAAGCTGTACAACAACGTCACCTTCCTTCGGATCATCGCTTCCGGAATCCATGTCAACGGTGGATAATTCTATATAATCATCTCCAACTCCTACAACATTTCTCCACCAGTAGTGATTTCCAACGTTTTCGTACACTCCCTCTTTTATGTTGAATGACTTGGACTGCGCAAAGTCTCCCGATTTAAAAAGATTTTCAACTGCTTCTTCCGTATCATCTGAAAGGAAGTAGCATCTGAAAATGTCAGGAAAATAAATTTCGTCTTCATCAGAAAAATATGCTTTATCTCCTGTGATAAAAAATGCTTCCTGGTCCAATCTTTCAACTTCGGTAATCTTTATCCTTGCTCCTGAAGAGTTGAACAACATATCAGATCCTCCAAGTTCCGTCTTAAGAATTTCTAGCATCTGAAATGTTGCCTTAAGCCTTACAATAAGCTTGTCAAACTCGGCAACAGATTGTTTGTTGGCGTTCTGCTTTATAGAAAATCCTGCACCTAGAACGCCTGATATAAAATCAGGAGATTCAATAAAAGGAGATATAATACCACCAAGAAGCCTTAATAGGAATTCTGTAGTATCTTCATCATCCTTTCTCAAAAAATTTAAAAGAGTTCTTCTTGCTGAAAAAACATTTGATTCAGTAGGTTCCGTATTATCACCGCTCTTTATTATATATATATCGCAACCACCTGAACCTGCACCAGATTTAAGCCTTATAATAAGCTTGTCACCATCATATACCTCAAATGCAAGCTCACTGTTTTCTTCATCAATGTGATACGGCATTGTTAATGTAGTTTATTGCTATCTTCTGCATTTCTTCTGCTGTAGCCTGGTTTTCAAAAATAGAATACACAAGTCCGGCCGTCATATAGCAAAGCGCATAAAATACAGCATCAGAAGATTCCATGTTTATGCCGGATGAAGGTTCGTATGAAGCTTCATATACAAAAACTGATACGGTATGGTTCGAACCAGTTACGCTGTAATATTCCAATATCTTCTTTCCTTCAGGTGAATATGACAAGACACATACAGGCTTGTTATTACCACCTCTTGTGTATTCGTTTGATTGCTGTTTTGCTTTTTCGCTATCAAGTGGGAATGCTTCTGAAACAGTTCTTTTCCATCCTTCCATCTTGAATGCAATAAGCTTTAGAAAATCGTCAGGAAGAACTATGTATCCGGTACCATCATTGTTGTTAACCGGGTTTGAAGTTCCTTTCTTTGGATTTACGGGAATTGCGGATTTCAATACTATCATGGCAAGAGCATCACCGATACACGACTCTATGTACTGGTCTATTTTAATAGTGTCTTCATCAAGCAGAGAGGAGTTTGTTTCTTCTTCTCCTATCTCATTCATTATCGCCTTTACCTTTGATATTATTTCATCCTTCTTAACCATAGTTATTTCCAGTTGGGGAATTCAATTCCAAGTTCTTCTGATTTCATTTTGATTCTTTCCTTGTCCTGAAGTTCTGCAATAGGAACATTATATTCTCTTATGAGAATTTCCCTGGCAGATTGCACGTTCTTTACGTCAGGATATGATTTTACGGATGATTGTGATTCTGGTTCCTCTTCATTTTTTTCTTCATCAGAAGCTGGTTTCTCATCATCCACTTCAACCTCTCCAATCTTAAATGACTTTTCAAGCTTTATCATCCCTTTCAGATAGAGCCTGTTGTTTTCGATTGCAGTCTGTACTACCGGATCAGAAGTGCTGAACGTGGCAGGAGTAATTCCGGATGGAGTTATAACACCGTTTGCAAAGTTTACACGAAGCTTTGCGTTGTTTACCGGTATGAGAACGCTCATTTCTACTTTTCCGTAAATGGCATATTTTTTTTTATATAATGTTATCTTTCCCATAATACAATATCAGGGAGGCAATAAGCCCCCCTTTTTTAAACGGTTATGAATTAAAATTCGTCCTTGGTGTATATTTCACCTTCATATTTTTCCCATGAAGAACCGTTCCATTTCCAGAACTCACCGGCTTTAGAGCCCGATATTCCTGTACATGCCTGTTTCAGATAGTATATCTGACCTTTAGCAGGACTTGACGGAGCTTCAGAAGCATTGTCATGAGTAATTACGACAGTGGCACCCGGCAAGCTTCCTTTATCGTCACCTTCTACCCAGATATGAGAGTAACCTTTCAGAGCAAGGGCATTGATTGAAATAACGGCTTCTCTTTTTGCTTCTTCTCCTTCAATATTTTCGGTAGATTTTTCCTCGTTCTTCATCCAGTAACGTACAAGACCTTCCATGTCAAGGATTGCGCCTGAATTTGCATATCCGATAACATCAAGAGTAGGTTCGTGCTTCAGGTAAAAGTCACCAAACACGGTATGAAGCTTTGTACATGCAAACCCCCATACGTTATCTGATGTCATTGTAATGTCTTTATGCTTTGTGAAGTCAATATTCTGGATGCTTTCAAGCATGTCACGCCCCTGGAGCCAGAACGCTTCCTTAGAACAGTCGTTACCTGTAAACTTAAGTTTTGCAAGTGCGATGATTTCTTCAAATGTCCAATCACCATCATGCTGCCATTCCCTTTTAATCTGCCATCTGATTCCTTCAGTTGTGTATACGTCCTGAACACCCATCTGACCACGGTCAACTTTGAACTTTCCTTTGTGTCCAATCCATAGTGTACGGTTATTTTTTCTTCTGTACTGTTTTACTGCCGCTTCTGCGATAGTAGCTTTCTGGAATGGAATACGTTTTTTCTGACTGTCAAAGTAATCAGAGATAATCTGATTCATGATTGTCTTCTGAAGATACACTCTTGTAGGCTGTGGAATAACAAGGTCCGGTGCTACCTGCTTCTGAGTTTCTGCACATGCGTTGCTGAGCAAAACAAGTTTTGTACCTGCTTCAATTGTAGGAACGTTGCAATACTCATCACTTGATGAAGATTTTGGACCGTTCACAGCTCTTACAATAGGACTTCCACTATTTGAAGCGTCTTTCCCGACAATGAACAGCATAAGGTCAACACCTTCAAGTTCTTTCTGGCCTGTAGGATCGTAACCATTTACGCCTTTTGCAATGATTGTACCGTATTCCTGGAACAATCCTGCATCTTTTGAAGCAACCTTAATGACAGCAGTCTGGCTTTCTGCCGCCGTATATTTTTCAGTTGTTTCTACAACAGCCTTCTGTTCGTCAATCAGGTAGTGGTCAACTTCAAAACCATGAACCCGAACCTGCCTTTTTGCCTTTCGCATAATCCCGTCAAGTACGGTTTCATCTGTACCAATAAGGAATATATCATTATCAATGTCAGGCTGGACAAGTCCGTCACCTCCTACTCCACCTGTTGCGCTTGCTGCGCCTGAAACGGTAGTTGCCTGTCCTGGTACCTGGCTTTCAACGCCTGCCTGTCCAGGTGATGCCTGAGCACCTCCTTCTGTTACGGCCACTGTAGCTGTTGCGTCTGCGGCCAGCATAAACGGTGAACCTATAATCACTGACAGGATAGTCAGACAGATTGAAAACAGGCTCCATTTTTCTTCTTTCAAAAAACTGATAACTTTTTTCATGTCGTGTTTATTTTAATTTGTGTTATGGCTGTTATGCTTCACTTGCAAGCTGAAGGAATGATTTTGGCTTGCTTTTCTTTCTTGTTTCCTGGGTAACCGCTCCAAGTCCGGTTGGCATCCCGTCTCCTATCTGGTCTTTTCTCATTTTATTCACATTTTCGTTTCTTCCTTTGACCTCTCCGGCTTTCATTGCGTCACTAACGTCTGTGTCATAGTTGAAAGCCTTGTCAATCATAGAAAGAAGCTCTGTCGTGTATCTTCCTGAAAGAATAGGAGAAGCGATTTTATCCCATATATCATTAAGGAAATCATCAGGATTGTACCCTTTCTCCTTGCAGAATTGTTCAATAATTGGAGTAGACTCATCAATGTTCTTTTTGTACTCGTTCTCTCTTGCAGCCAATTCTTCTGCTTCCTTTTTCCTTTCTTCTTCGGCAGATGCAATATCTTCGTATTCTGGAGTGCCTTCTTCAGCTGAAAGAAAGTCTCTTCCGTAATACCTTACAAGTGCATTACCGCTTGAACGCTTACCGCTTACAATGTCGGAAAGGACAGAAGCAAGTCGAGGGTCCCTGTTGATTGCATCTGAAAGGATTTTTTTCTGCTCTTCGTTCTTGTTGTAACTCTCGATAAGCATTCCATAGGACGACTCTTCATCTTCAGGGTTGTATCCTTCCATTTTTGCCATCATCATGGAATTAAACCTTTCCTTGTTGGTAGGTTTTCTTTCCTTTTCTCCACCGGCATTTTCTTGCACTGCCGGTTTTTCGTTAGTTTCTTTTTCCATGCTGTAGTATGTTTGTCATGTTTTGCGTGTATTGCAAAGTAAAATGTATTTGGTATTCAAATGTTGCTGAATTGGGTATAATTATTGCAGACTTGGGTAATATGTTATAATGATTTTCTTTTATTTGTATCTTTGTAGAAAAGGCTGTGTTATGAGGGACAATGACATTTCAGAAATCCGCCGTCAACACATAGCTAATGCGTTTTTTGAGGAAATGAAGTCACTTAGGAAATATTCTCTTACGCAAGATGATATAATCAGAAGCGTAATGACGAAAGGAGCTCCGAGATTTTATGTGAGTTATGAAAACGCAAGGCGTTATGTATCAAAGATTGACAGGGGCAAGCCGCTTGGGCTTAAAAACAAGAATACAATCCTCATGTATGAGGAACTCTACAGAAGGTACAAGGAGTATAAAGAAAAAACCGGATTTGTAGGTTATCAGATTCTGGCAAAGATACTACAGGAAAAAGCACCTTCTTACTACATAGACCTGAAGACGTTCAGGGAAATAATATACGGTTATTACAGATTGAGGAAGAAATGCCGGTCATAATAGTTCTATTTGTTGTATGGCTGCTTTCATTCTTTCTTCCAGTTGAAAATCTTGCCGTTTCTTCTACCTCTCCATGGTGGACATTATTCACATACAGCTTTGTACATTCCTACTTTCTTCACTTGCTCGTTAATTCATTCGTGTTCTGGACGTACTATCGCGTAATGCGAAAATCAGACGTTTATTATCTCATACCTTCCTGCATATTAATTCCGGCAATTTCAGGCTATCTATCAGCAAAAAGCGTTCCTACATGCGGATTTTCATCAGTAATATCTGTTATGATGGGATATTATCTTTCAGGATGCAGTAGAAAGATATTTGTTAAGGCATTGTCCCTTATATTGTTTTCGTATGTATTCACCGGCTTGTTCTCGAAAGGCGTAAACACACTCATTCATGTGTATAGCTTTTCATTATCTTATATTACAAGCGTAATTTATAGAAAGTTATGCTGTCTCCTTCAAAGATAATAGAGATTAACAATGAGAGACTTAAAGTAATAAACTCTCCATATAACCCTATAACCGGGGAAGGATCGTTTTCTATTAAAAGAACACGTGTAACATGTGAAGATTTCCCTTTGAATGAAATGTGGCTTCCGGATGAATTCATAGAAACCGGATTCTGCCAGATTATACTTGCAATTGGTGTAAGAAGATACATAACACAAATTCTAAAACAGGAATACAGTGAATATACAGCAAACCTTCTGTATGTTGAATTCTGTGTGCAGAGGTTTACTTACGACTTTGAGTTCTGGGCATACAGTACCGCTCTTATTTCGCCGAAGGGAGGTGGAGAGGATATAAGGTTTTTCCTGAACAGGGCACAGAGAACATATCTTAAGACACTTGAAGAACTAAGAACATCAAACAAGCCTATAAGCATAATTCTGTTGAAAGCAAGGCAGTGGGGCGGTTCCACTCTCACACAGATTTACATGCTATGGATACAGATAATACACAAGAAGAACTGGAACAGCGTTATATGTGGTGATGTGGAATCCCAGTCAAACATAGTTTCAGGTATGCTTTCCAAAGTTGTTGAACACTATCCTTCGTGGGCCGCAAACGGTGTAAAACTTGATACAAAACCGTTTGAGGGTTCCTCTAAGACAAGGAAGATTCAGTATTGTCAGTGCCTTTATTCTGTCGGCTCAGCACAGAAACCTGATAACCTTCGTTCGCAAAACATATCAATGGCTCATCTTACGGAGGTTGGTTTATGGAAGGAAACAAAAGGGAAAAAACCTGAAGACCTTGTGCAATCTATTTTTGGTTCAATCAATGACGGTCCGTATACGGTTAAGGTTCTTGAATCAACCGCCAAGGGTGTGGGTAACTACTTCCATCGTACATGGTTAAAGGCGGTAAAGGGAGAAAACGATTTCACCCCTGTATTTATACCATGGTTCCTGATAGATATGTACTCCACATATATAGGTCCAAGCAAGTACAGGCAGTTCATAGAAACAATGAACGAATATGAAATGTACTTGTTTGAACTTGGTGCCACACTTGAAGCAATCGCATGGTACCGAAAAAAGAAGATGTCAATGGAAGAAGAATGGCGTATGTGTTCTGAATATCCTTCTGATCCGAAAGAAGCGTTCCAGTCAACCGGTAGGCCTTACTTCCCAAGAAGGTATGTTGAACAATGTAGAAAAACCTGCATGGAACCTGCATTCTATGGTGAGTTTGTCGGAAACGCAATGAAGGGTGAAAAGGCATTTGACAATCTTCACTTTGTGGAGATGAAAAGAAAGAAGGATTCAAAGGACAACATACTTAACGTGTGGTTTCTCCCTGACAAGGATGCAAATCTGTATTACCAAAGATATGTAGTATCGGTAGATATTGGTGGTACCGGTGAAAAATCCGATTATTCTTCAATTAAGGTATTCGACACGATAGCAATGGTAGAAGGTGGAGTTCCTGAAGTTGTTGCTGAATGGCATGGACACATCGAACATGATATGCTTATATGGAAAGCGGCTCAGATAGCATACGCCTATGGTAATGCGCTTCTTGTAGTGGAAAGTAACACTCTTGAAACGGAAGGAACTGAAGGAGATAACTTCGAATACGTTCTTGACGAGATAAAGGATTATTACACCGAGCTGTACAGCCGTACAAGTGCGGAACAGATTAAGGAGGGTGCACCGGTTAAATATGGTTTTCATACAAACCCTTCAACGAAGCCTATGGTTCTTAATTTCATGAAGTCTGCCATGAGGGATTTCCTCTATATAGAAAGAAGTCTGGAGACAACATTTGAATACGAACAGTTTGAAATTAAGGAAGACGGTAAAAAAACCGGTGCCGTAGAAGGATGTCATGACGACCGTGTCATGTCTACTTCAATAGGGCTTTACGTATGTTACAAAAAGGGTAAGCCATACAGGCTTGCACAAAAAAATACGGGATTCCAGAAGAGGAAAACCCGTATCGTGTCAGAAGCGTCAGTTTAGGCAGCTTGTACAATTCCGTCCTGTGGAGAAGCATTTGCATCGTTCATCATCTTTCCTATAAGTCCAGGATTGTGGCTTGAAATCTGTTGCATAAGTGCAGGATCCATTTGTGTCATGCTTTGGTTTTCTGCCATTTCCTGCTCTGCACGTTTGATACTTTCCAGTATTTTTGATGCAAAAGGAAGGCTTGAGTTTTCAAGCAAAGTCTTAACATTGATAGCCTGCATTTCGAACAGTTTCATCAGGAACTCGTTTTCAAGCATCTGGAATGTCGGTGTATTGGTTCCTTCTGTAAGTTCAATGTCAAGCTGTGCTCCCTGTACCTTTTCAGGATTGTAATACTTAGATTCTTCCGAGTAATCTTTTCCGGCAAGCTCAATGTATCTCGGAGAGTTGTAATACTGCTGTATGGTCTGCATAAGCTTAAGGTCACGCCTTTTTCTGAATGACTTGAACGAATCAAACAGTCCTTTCAGATTCATTGACGCGTTTTCCGTCTGCTGAGCGTACAGTGAAGCCGCTGTTCCGGAAGAAGGTTCCTTACCCTGCATTGCTGAATTTACTCCTGCAATATCATTGATAAGCTTTAGTTGCAAGCTAAGTAGTTCATAGTCTCCTTGTACGGCACCGGCTCCGTTTAGCTGTGTTATGACAGAACGTATGTCCTTCCCTGCTTTAAGCCTGCAGAACAGCACACCGTTGTACCTTACATATTCATCAACAATTTCTTCCCTGCTCATGCTGTTGAATGCGTCCTCATCAATAACAACAAGTCCTTTTGCAGAAGATGAACGTATGAAGTCTATAAGAGTCATTGTACGGTTAATGCTTCTCTGCTGGTCTATGAAGTCCTCAATGAAGTTGAATACCTGACCGTGTATCAGAGGATAAGCGTGAAATACATAATTGTGCTGTCCATGCCAGTATGGGCTTCTTCCTTCCTGGAGCACGTCTCCCCAAGGCGTAAGATACCTGTAATACCAGTATCTTTCTACCTTGAATTCGTATTCGATAAGAAGAATATCTTCTTCAGCTACTCCTGCCAAAGAAGCTTCCTGTATCCTTTGACGGTTTATCTGCTCTATCTTATCAACTTCATTCAATCCTACAAAACCCCAGCTTCCATCAAGCATGTCCTGATAAAAATAAGCATCACGGCTTTCAAGCTTCCATCCAAGAATAACACGGCAAAGGTCCGCATCTGAAGGAGTGTAGAAGTCTGCATATTTCTGGTTGTATCCCTGAACACCGTCAACAAATGACCTTCTCTGGAATCTGTTTTTACCGTAGATGCTTTCAAGCCATTCCCTATCACTTCTGCTTTTTGAAAAAGCAGCTACTACCGTTTCAAAGTCCATGTCAAAGATTTCACCGATACATGTTATATCCCACCCTCGGTTATCCTCTATATTCGTATTGAAGAATAGTCTTGAAGGATCCACGTTATAAACCCAGGCGTCATTCATGTGTTTGTATTCGTTGTATCCGAATTCTATTCTTTGGGCAATGAATCCACCGCACTCAAGCATAGTTAATATTGAAGCATCAAGTTCTGTTATTTCGTTGAGTGACTGAGAATATTCAAGTGCTATGCTCATCATTTCACCTATTTTTGCTTCATCACGGTCTCTTACAGAGCATATAGTTTTTGTTACATTTCTTCTGAACTGACCTTCTATATTTTTGGTTATAGGAGCAATCATGTTGTTCTTCAAAGGAACCTTTCCTTGTTTCTTGATAAGTTCTCCTTCTGTTATGCTTTCTCCTGAGTCCGGGTCTGTGATATAGTCTCCCCACTGGTCACCCTTAGCGTACATAAGAGAGCGTTCCATCTTGCTTCTTGCTGTATAAAGGCTACTCCAGTACGAAGAAAACTCTTCAAGCTCATCATAAGCTGTACCTCTTGTGCGTTTTACCGTATCTTTTGTCCGGTAATCACGCGCAGGCTTTACTTTTCTGTTCAAAAATTTATTCATGATACCGTATTTTTGCAAAACTACTCTATTACTGATAATAAATGTTGATATGTTGGGTAAAGCGGCAGGAAATTAACCTGCCGCCATCGTTCTATTTCAGAGAATTAACAAGTTCTCTTCTTATCTCAACTATCATATCTTCTACCTGCTTTCTCTCTTGTCCTTCAAGTTCCTTTGCCATCTTGTAAAGTCTGTCAAGTCTGTCCTGATATGGCTTGTATCTCATATACTTTCTGAACATTTCAGAATTTACAATCTGTCTGTACTCTCCCGGATTGTTCCTGTAATTTTTCTTTACACCGTTAAGTTCGTATTTAAACTGTTCCATTTCGTCACGGAGATTGAAATATTCAGTATTTATTCCAGAGAATGCGTTTCTATCATCAACCTTATTATAGAATCTGTTTACTATTGGAACATTTCTTGCAACAAGATTTTCGTCCATTTCTCCTTCTGCCATTGATTTGGCACCATAGTAAATCGTCTTTCCTGACTGGTTAAGGAACTTGGCCATTCCTCCGAAGTATGATTCAAGAAGATTTTCTACCTTAGCCGGGTTGAAGTCGATAAAACCTTTTCTGAAATCGCTTCCTGTACCTCCACCGTTTGTAAGGTCGTTGAAGAATTTTGAAGCATCAACAAGCCATCCGGAAGTTCCCTTATATACCCTCTTCCATTCAGGATCACGTTCATTGAAAGGGGTTAGTTTTGCTATTGGCTTTCCGGTAAAATCCTTGTTCCATACGTATGTCTCAAATATAGGAGACAAAGCATCAGGCATAAATGTCTTGAGCCCCTCGTTTCCAGTAGGGTTCAAAGGTAATAAATCTGCAAGCTGGCTAACGGTTCCTTTTGCAATCCCTGTCGGTGTTGGCTTTTCTCTTCCAGTTGAAAGCTGGTAGGCATAATCTCCAAGTCCGTAGAATGCACGTAATTCAATAGGCAAAGGAATAGTAACAAACTGTCCGTTTCCTGCATAAATGCAAAGGTTGTTCCTTCTTACCCATTCTGGAAGGTCATTGTAAGGATTGTCGTCACCACCTCCAAGAACATTGTAAAGGAAATCGTTTATAACCGGCATTATAACACCTGCAGCAATAAAACCTCCAATAGTTGAATAGAACCTTACTGGATTTTTCACTCTCAGCCTGTTGAAGTTGCTTAATGACTGTACAGAAGCATTGAAGAACAGGTAAAGATTTCTCATTATACCTGCAGTGATTCCAAAAAATCCTCCGGTCTTGTATCCGGCTCCTTTTTTATTGAAGTTTACGGTAACCTCTTTTGCGTCATTTACAGAATCAACTATACTTCTTCCCATCTGCCTTGATGTCATATATACTGCAAACCTTGATACATCTTCAGCCCATCTGTTAAAATCTTCAAGTCTTTCAAGTGTATAGTCTAAAGCTGCTTTTGCAGAACCTCTTTCTCCGGTTATCTTTGAAAGTTCTTTCTTGACTTTCTTCTTATATTTATCAACATCGTTAAGATGCATGTATCCAGTCTCTCCACCGTTCTTTACGAACTCCTTGAAATACATATCAGACTGTGAATTTTTACACTTACCTCTAATGCAGTCAAAAACAGTTGGAATAGCTACAAACAAGTTTTTACGGAACTTTGCAGAGTATTTTGCATCTTCCTTTATTCCTATTGCCGACATTGAAAAAATCATATCTCGAGCAAGGTTGCTCATAACAAATGCAGGGTTTCTTGTTGTGAAGTTTGCTGCAAGCCATCTGTTTGCCCTGCTTATTGAATTGAATATAGGATTCTTTTCAGCATCAGGGTTTGTAAGTCCGTTTACAGCCTGTGCCGCTCTCGGATTTCCATTTACATAAATTATATAGTCCTTACCTCCGTTCTTTACAACTACAGTATGCTGGGATATGTTATTTTTCAATATTCTGTAATCAATGTTCAATCCTGATGATTTCTGGGTGGCAAGTCCCTTCTCTTTAAGATTCTTCATCTTTTCTTCATGGTCGCTTATTTTTTGTGAAATAATTTCTGGGGTATCATTATCCTGTATTTCCGGAATTGATATGGTCCATTCATCTTTAACCTGGTCATAAACATACCATGCTTTACGCATAGTTGCTACATCTGTAGGATGATTCATTACCATATTCATGAAAGACTGCTTCATTAGATTTTTGTTACCTTGCAATATTGCGCTTTCAGCCATGTTTCCTATTGTTGCTATAACTTCGTCAGGTACCGATTTTCTACCCTTCATTGATTTAAGTACAGAATTAAGAGGGCTTCTTTCTGAGTTTATGTACTCATACACATCTTCTGCTGTCTTTTCATTCCATCCTCTTAAAGGTACGTAATACATGAACATTTTGCTGACGTTAGCAAAATGGTCTTTATCCATCATTCCGCTCTCGTATGTCTTTTTAAGAGTCTCCTTTGTAGCCCTGTTTGTTTTATCCCAAAGTACGGAAGTGTCATACTTTGATTCAAAGTCTTTGACATATTCAAGTGCGTCATTCTGGAAGTCTGTATGTTCCTCGTTATCAATGCTTGTAAGGATTGCTTCTGTAGCTGAGAAATCACCTACTTCTCCTATATAGTCAGATAAAGCTTTCAGGTATTCATATCCTGAATACATATTCCTGAGCCTGTCTCTTTCCATTATAAAATCATCTGCAAACTGCTGGGCATCGTTAGGGTTTGTATTAATAATCTCATTAAGCTTTTCTCGGAATGTCATTTCCACATTACGCTCTATTCCATGTGCAAGCATCATGTATCTCTCAATTTCCTTATGGCTTAAACCGTAATTTTTCATCATCTTTCCCTCAGCTTCCAGCATCGGCTTGAAGAATTTTTCGTAATACTCTTCAGCTTCGGCAGTGTTTTTTGAACTCAACTGATTCTCTGCTTTGTATGCGTCCTCGAATGACTTAATGGGTTTACCTGAAACATTTGCTATAACTTCCTGAAGGTTTTTCAATGCGAGCATACTGTCCTGATATGCTTCACGTGCTTTATACTTCCATCCTTTAAGTGAGTTTTCGTACTCTTCCCGGCTACCGTCTGATTCTCCTTCACGGAGATAATTTCCTACACCGATTTTGTATTGCATTGCCACATCAATTGCCAAATCTATCGGTCTGTTTTTGTCAAGATTCTGTGCGCTTCTCCAGAGAATATATTTCAATTCGTTGTCATTGATTTGGATATTAATACCAATTCTTCTAAGAAGATTCTTGAAAGCTTGCTTTATACGCTCCCATGTAGATACGTCAACCCCACTCTCGGCCATTCTTGCAAGATATTCTTCAGTGGCTACGCGTGAATCATAACCATATTTTGGAAGAGTTCCGACAATCTTATTTCTTATCTCTTTGGATACGTTTCTAAATACTTCATCCAGGAAATCGTCCATTCTTTCATCACCCACAAGTTTTCTAAGTCCGTAATGGGCAACTCCTTCATGAAGAATTGTCTGCTTTACGTCCTCAATACCTGATGCGTTAGGAAGATATACGTAAACCTTACCTTCCGAAACAGAGAACCATCCTTTTATTTTTCTTCCGCTTTCTATAGCTGATTTTACTGACGGATCTGAAATCTGTTCAGTAGATGTTACTACCTGAAGTGGAACATTAAGTTTTTCTGCAGAACTGTAGGCTTCATTCTCATTGTAATCAATGTCAGATTTTACAGAACTTACTTCTCGATAAAGATTATCAGGTAATTCACCTCTTTCGGTTATTACGTTTACCTTGTCACTCATTTTGAAGTCGTTCATGTTCTCCTTGAACCAATCAAGAACTTTCTGGCCTTCTTCAGCTTCTTCAAAACCTTCGTTGAACTCAATGTATGAATTAAGATTGTCTATAATATCACGCTTGTCTATTTCACTATCATTGTCTCTAATAATATCTTTTATAAGTTCTGGTACTTCTTCTCTGTTTTCTACATTTTTACCCTTATAAAGAGGTTCGCTGTACCCCCAATACACTTCATAATCTGCATTTGGATCTTTTCTCACATCAACATAAGGATAGCGGCTTATATCCTCTCCCTGGAACCGCATCATAAGTTCCTGAATAAAAGGGTCTACTATAGAACGAGGAGCGTCTTCTTCTCTAAACCTAACATCGGATGCGTTTTCAAGCTTTGCTTTCTTTGATACGGTAACACCCATCTTGCTTAGCCTGTCAAGTGCTTCAGGAAGATTATCAGAAGATATGTCTGCAACCATATAATTACCTCTTGTAGTAAACTCCTTGTTGTCTGCAAGAGAACGAAGCTTGTTATCCTCAAAGAATTCACCTCCCTGCTTTTTTGACCTTGGTACCTTTAAAGCATAACCTGTTCTCCATCCCGTATTTCTTTCTACAACTACCCTCTTATCCTCGCTAACTACCGTTTCTCCCTGCTGTATCTGAATCAGACGGCTACTAATAGGAGCACTTGTAGTAAGATTTTCAGGTTTAAAGCTGTCTGAAAGAAGTATTCCCTGCTTTGTATCACCTTCAATGGTCGAATATGACACAAGATAACCTTTTACGTTTACAGACTTCTTCGTATCAACGAGTGCCTGAAGAAGGTTTCCGGTAACAACATAAGATTTCTTCCTTGTCTGCGTAGGTACATGGGAATCCCATGAATCAACATTAAGGTCTTTAAGGAAGGTAGGCTGCATCATAGTGTTCATTCTTATTGAATCAAACGACTTTCCTTGATTAAGAGGTATTTCTACCTTTCTCCTTCCGTCAAGTGTGGCAAACACTGCAGTAGAAGAACTTGGAGAGTAGTCTTTGCTGAACTTGAATCCCAAGAACATTCCTCTGCTTGGAGCAATTGTAGCCATAGCTTCGTCAAGATTGAAAGGAATTACAAGAGGTTTCATTGGCGTAAATGAGTTTACCTGTTCGAGAATGTTATCCCTTCTTTCCTGAATAACATTTCTCTGTTTGATAAAGCTTTCATTTGCCTTTTTCATTATATCCTCTACAACCACATCTGACATCTTTTCTATTTCCTCATCGGTAAATTCATTTTTACCGTTCTCCCGTGCTTCCTTTGACTTGGCTATATAGTTCTTTTTTGCTTTTTCAGCACGTTCTTCTTCGCTTTGTGAAAGCCTTTTCTTCAATGACTCAATCTTTTCATCATACAATGAGTTCATTTCCTTAATCTTATTCTCCTTCCAATCGTCAAAGTTTTCTCCTGAAGTCATTCTTTTTATAGTTGCTCTGATTTCTTCTGCCTTCATAGGCTTTTTAAGAACATCAACTTCAACTTCTTCAAGATACGTGTTGTCTGCAAATGCGTTTCCGCTGTTTGGTTCTGTACCCGGCTTCCATATCTTTTTGCTTATAGTCTTTGCCTTTAACGGCATAGTGGTAATTTCAAGGTCATTCTCTCCTGCATCGTTAAGAAGCTGTATCTTCACGCTATACGCATCAGTGATTTCCTTGAATACTTCCTCCTGCTCTTTTACCGGAAGGAATGGAAGGTATCTGGCTATCTTTGCTGCGCATCCTTCTTTTTTAGCTCCGCTTGCATCGTCAGTATTTGATTCTTCTCCACTTTCAGAGAGCATGTTAAGAGGGTCTCCAAGCTTTTCAGACAGTTCAGGATGCTCAATCATATACTGCCATGTTACTTCATCACCGTATTTGTTAAGATAATCAACAACTTCCATTTCATTGAACTTAGATTTTTGTGACGATGTGGTGTTTGCATCAAGCGATTTAAGTTTTGCCTTGAACATCATCTGCAATCTCTGTTCTGCAGGAATTGAAGACATGATATATTCGTATTTTCCCCTGAACTTCTGTCCGGTTCTGTCTATACGACCTCTCATTTGAACTTCATCGTTAATATCACTCTGGAACTGAGCAAATACCATTACACGCTGACGCTGGTCCTCAAATTTTGGAGAAGCATGTAGAGATATACCGGTACTTCCGGACTTGTTTACCATCAGTACATCAAGTTGGCCGTTGTTGAAATCACGAGCGGCAGACTTCTTGTCACGGTCCTTACGGTTCTGTATGATATACTTGCCGTTTTCGTCCTGAACCATTTCAAGTGTTCTTCCGGTTATCTCACCGACCTTATATCCTGCATTCTGAATCTTAATCTTTATGGCATCCATAGGACTTATAGGAAGGTCTGCTGATAGGTGTTCAATCTTACTCTTGATTTCGTAATACCTGTTTTGACCTGCTTCTGAAAGGTCATTAACCGTGAAGGACTTGTTTACCTTTTCTCCTTTCAGGTTGGTTTCAGTATATCTCATAACACCGTCAAGAGCACGCATGAGTGTAGCTGAGAAGTTCGGCACCTTATCCATAGGTGTGTCTTTAGGTGCATCATCAAGAAAACCTTCCATTGTATTGGTAAATGATATTACAGGCTTAAATCCATTTTTAAGGTTTTCTATAACTCTGTTGGCTACTGCATCTGCTTTAAGAGAAAATAAAAGCTGATTGACAAGATTGTACATCTTGCTGGCAAACGGAGTGTTTGTAACACCCAACTCTGACGTTCCCTGCTGAAGATTTGAATATCCTCCCTCTTCAGACAATTCTTCTGAGATTCCCTGTACAATAGGTGTAATATAGTCCTTCTGGAATGCGCGAATATCACTGAATATAGAAGATACTTCGTCAAACTGTTTTCTCTGAACGGCATCTTCCTCTTCGCTTACCTGCATCCAGTCAATTGTTACACCTTGGAAACTTCTTTCCCTTCGAATCATCTGCCCTGACTGAACAAGCTGCTTTGACATGATTTCCTGCAATGTTACACCTCCCTGAGAGATTGCTTCAATCATATCCTGCGGAGATATTCCCGACTTTGACAGGTCTGTCTTCATTGCATATATAGGCATGTTGTCAGCACGTTTGGCGAATGTAGCTGAAAGGAATGTTACACCCTTCACTTCTGGCATTATGTACTGCATGTACATGGAACCTCCACCGCTTCCACCGGCTGTGTGGCTTTCGTCAAGAATCATTATATTCCCTTTTGAAAGAGCCTGAATCACATCACGCCTTTCCTGACCGCTTCTGTCAGCTGCAGAAGGTGACTTCTTTTTGTAACTCTTATCCTTCTGCTGAATTCCGTCTTCTTTGGCTTCATACTCTTTCGTTCCGTTGTTTATCTGAGAATAGGTGGTTATTACATAATCATATTCTTCAGGAAGTTTTCCGTTTTTGAGAATGTAGTCGAACACTCTTCTCCTTTCCTTTTCGGATGGTAATTTGTGTACTACATTTCCTGCTGCATCCGTTATGGCTGCATTTTTCGGGTCGGATGCTATGATAAAAGGACGAAGTTCACCGCTTCCTATATCTGCAAGGTCTCTATAGTTATCTGAGAAAAGTGCAGGTTTCTGGGTAAAATAAATTGGATTGTATCCTTTTCTAACCGCGTACCTGATAAGTGCAGCACCTTGCCGGCCTTTTCCTACACCGGTCATATCACCGATAATAAATCCATTTCCCTTGTTCATCTGATTTATTGCAAGGGAAACAGAATCAATCTGTTCTGCGGCCAGATAACTGAACAATTCATCCTTGCTTGAATATCCAAGCTGGTCAACCAAGAACTGGTCTACATCACCAATGTTAGCTAATGAATCAGCAAGTACCTGTGCCTGGTTTGCAGGTACCACTGACATAAGTGTACCGGACTGGCTTCTGTTTGGATATGGTACTTTTTCATCAGTAAGGTTTACTGATAGTCTGGTTCTACCGGTATTATCTCCTGAATCAGTTCTGACAGATTCATTTGCACCGATTCTTCCGGTATCTGTTCCTCCGTCAGTTCCTCTTTGCTCCTGAACAGGTTCAACGCTTCCTGCATCTGATCTGTTTCCATTATCCATGATGCCAGAAGCATCTTCTGTTTTTCGTCCTTCAGGTTTTCGCTGTTTGGATACGGAAGCACTTTCGGTGCTTCCCATGTCATTGTCAGCCCTGACTCCCTTGTCTGCTTGTACGGATTCTCTCCTTCCTCCAGACTTTGCTCTATCGCTGACATTATTGTCTGTTCCACTTCCTTTTTTGTCAGTGGTCCGGGTTTCTCCTTCTGTACCGTCAAAGAGATTCCCCATTTGCTGTAACGAACGTATATCATTTTGTATTCTGTTATATAATTCTTCAAAGCTATTTACCTGCTCTGCTCTTGCCTTACTCTTTACGGGTGGCGCAATCAGCTTGAACGGACCTTTATTTCTTCCGTTTATAAGGATAATACGTACATCGTACTTCGTTCCGTTTCTCTTGTACATATCACCGTTAAGGTTGATTACATCTACCACATTATAGTGCGAGTAAAGATAAGCAAAAAGTCTCATATCTTTGCTCTGCATTGCGCCATTATCACGGTAAGACGTGTTTCCACCAATGACTATTGCAGCCCTTCCATTATCTTTCATTGATTCGAGTGCGTTTATAGCCATCAGTCCTTCGAGTGAGCTTATCTTAATCTGTCCTTCGTCAAATTCTCTTGCGGTTGTTGAACCGAACGGAGGATTTGTAAGCACGGCATCAACTTCACCCGAAAAAGGAACAAGTGCATCCTGATTTGTTACTTTCCCATATCCGAGGGTGCGAAGATTTTCAAGCCTTCTTTCGTCTATATCGTTTACATGTACGATAGCGGAAGGGAATGTGATTGTGAGCGCACCATTCCCGGCTGACGGCTCCAATACGCTTTCAATCGTCTTTCCAGACTGAACGAACTGTCCCATAACATAACCGAAAGGAGTAGGTGTACTGTACTGCTGACGTTCGAATCTTGTGCTGTCTCTTGCGTTTAGTAGCGGCTGTACGTTGTACATTGCAAGAATCAGGTCGTATCCGAACTTCTGCTTTCCGCTGTTTATATACTTTAATGCTACATTTCTTGTCTCATTTGTCATTGAAAGTTCTACAAGTTCCTGCATATCTGTAGCAGACATATCAGAAAGTGTGCTGTATCCTTCAAGAATCTTCTTAACATCTTTCATGCTAAGCGGTGTAACTTCGTTACCTTCAACGGATGATAACGCCCTTTCGCGGATGATTGTTCCAATCTGTTTAACAGCTTCTATTTCCTGAGATGATCTGTCCTGATATTCTGACGAATCACCGGCAAGTTCTTCTGACGATTTTGGTGTGTTGTATCTGATTGTTGCATCCAAATCAACATCTTCAGGCATAATGTTTATAAGTTCTCCTTTATAAGAAGCATACATGCTGCTTACATGAGGTTTTGAGAACTGAGTTGCGCTTACCTGCTCCCCAGAGTGCATAACAACTGAAAGCAATACATTTCTTCCATCTTTCAACACTACACGCATACCTGAATTAAGCGAATCCATATAATCAAGTTCTGAAAGCTGATTGTTTACTTCATCTATCTTATCTTCTATCTGTTCTACCACTTCGTCTACTTCTTCCTCAGTTCCTGCTTCTTCAATTCTGCTTTCTGCCTGGCTTGCAAAAGTTTCAGCTTCTCCTGTAACAGTTTCTTTGTCTGTTTCTGTCTGTTCATCTTCTTCAAGTTTTATGTTATTAATATCTGTCGACCTTACTTCTTCGTATGGAGTCATTTCACTTTCGTATGATTCCATTCCAGGGAAGTCACGTACTGCATTATAGAAAAGTTTAAGATAAGGCCTTACGTTGTCTCCCATATCAGAAATCATCCGTTTTGCAAAATCAACGAATTTGCGGGCTCCGGCTTCTACATGGTATGCTGCCATTTCTGCACCTATCTGCAAGAGTTCCGGATCGTAGCCGGCATTCAGGTTGTTAAGTTTGCTTCTAAGCCTTTTTCTTAACTCCTCGTATCTTTCTGTTGATACAACTTTGTTCTGTGATCCGTATTCCTTCTTCTGCTCTCTTTCAGCTACCCTCTTTGCATAATCAAGTACACCTTCATCCGGACGGATTCCATCTTCCTCTTTCTGTGTCTCTCCTTTCACGTTCTTATACTCCGAAAAAGGTTTTGTTTTTCTGCGGGAAGAATTAACCCACTTCTTAAACTCTTCTTTGGACACACGTGTTATGTTTCCTAACCCGGTCCAGTCTTTTGAATAGTTAGCCATGTATGCACGTTTTGCTGCAAGTGCTGATTTAAACCCATACATAACCTTGTGTTCGTCAAATGTACCATCAGGATTTACCTGATCAATAACAAACACATCACCGCTTTCAGGGTTATCTGAAAGGAATACATCAATGTGGTCACCATCTACACCTTCTGTACCACGGATATAGCCGTAATCATTGTTCATGGTTACGCTCCACTTATTTCCGTCCTTGTCGGTACCGCTTCTTTCGCTTCCTTTAGGGTTTTCGATGGTAATATTGTAACCGTCTATTGTGATGTGTCCTTTACGGTAATTACCGGCTTCTTTTTGTGCTTCGGTAGGATTCTGTTCTACTTCCTGGCGTGCGGTTTCGATGGAAGATTGGAAGTCTGTCTTGTTTTCAGAAACTATGCTATTTGCGAAGTTTACGGCTTCATCTTCCGTATTAAATATAAATCCACCCTTACCGAAAGAAGAATAATATCCTCCGGCTTCCTTCGCTTTCTTCTTTGCTGCAAGGAAATCTTCACGTTCCATGCGTTTTGTGAAGTTTACTGCATAGATGTCTTTATTCTCTTTCTTGTGGTATCTTTTCTCAACATTAAATCCTGAATCTTTTGGTATTTCTTCCTCATACGGTGAAAGGCTGTCTATCTTAGTAGATATTGAAGGCAATTTCTTGTTATCCAAATTTTCTATTGTGGTATACTTTTCACCGTCTTTTGTTTCGGTAAACAATACCTCGTACTTTCCGTTTCCGTTGAATGATACTATATCACCCTTCTTTACGGTTTTATTTTTGTTTTGCACTTCTTCCCAATTACCGCTAGTTAATGCGTTAGCAAGTTCTGCAATAAAAACATTTTTTTTCTGTACTTCTCCATCAATATTATAAGTTACTCCATGAAGTTTTTTTCTTTCATCCCAATTTGTTTTATAATTTTCAATGGTCATATAATCACCATTTTTTGACTGGAATGTTTTTCCAACTGCATCACGAACAATTTGTAAATCTCTTTTAGAAACTTGTTCGCTCATCAAATCAATATTCGGATTTAATTCTCCTTCTGATTCAGGTACCACGCCACCGCTTTCGCCATCAGTTTGATTTGCTTGCTCCGGTTGTTCATTGACTTTTGTATCTGTTCCTTCGTTATTACCCCGGCCTTCTGGCAGAAGTTCATCGCCTTGTTCACCGTCTGTTTGTCCTTCAGTGCTTCCTGCACTTTCTGTTTCATTTCCTCTTGATTCATTTTCTGATATGATTTGTTCGTTAAACTTTTCAAATATAGCATTTAAATCTTCATCCGAAACGGAAGAATACATGTTGTCAAGTTCTTCTTCTACGTAATCAACGTATGAAATCCACTCTTCAACTGTCATATTGTTCTGAGAAGCTTCCCATTCAAGAGCCTGCTGTTCCATGTAGTTCTCATAACCAGGTGCGCTTTCTTCAATGTCTGTTCCGTGCATTGATTTTGCAGCTTCCCACATCTTGGAAGGCGTGCCATACTGCTGGAATGATTCGAGTATCATGTTGAACACATCCTGATCCGTTACCATTCCCTGCAATGTCTCCGGCATATCAGCGTGAATCTGCTCTGCTGCCGCTTCCGGTGTCATACCGTCAGAAGACAACGCCCAAATCATCCTGCGTCTTTCTTCCGGAGATGATGCAAGACCTAGGTGTGAACCCAACCCCTGCGTTTCTCCTGAATCATTCCATTTGAATGTTACGCGTCCGGTTGCAATCTCACGCAATACGTGTTCCATAGGAGTGTTGGCAGTTCCCATATCATTATCTTCGTTCACGTATCTTACCCTCTTACGAGGTTCCTTACGTTCGTATGCTCCTGAATCTATCTTCTTCTGGACTTCCTGCTGTGCAGCCTGCTGCTGTTCAGCCGTCATTCCTGAAAGTCTCTGCTGATTTGCATCATATTCTTCCTTTGCCTGCTCAATGATTCCACCTGGGCGTTTTGATTCAATATCATTGGCAACGCTGTTCCAGTATGCTATCTTATCGTTGATAGACTGAATGTTTGCCTTCTTCTGCTGCTTAAGACGTACAATCTCCTGAATTGTATTACCTGTCGTCTTTGCCTTATCAGCTTTTTTAAGTTCTTCCTGATAATGGTTAATCATTTGCGTGGCTGTATCCTTAGCATCGTCCACGTTTTCGCTTATCTCAATTAGTGCGGATGATGTATCCTGATATGGTGCTGATTCGAAGTCATGTTCACCGTTTTCATTAACCGGTATCCTTGATATTGCAGTCTGAGGTTCAGTTTGCGCCTGCTGCTGTTCAGGATGTGTTACATCTTCATTCTTAACAACTTGTTCTTGTGAAGTTTGTTCTTCCTGAATTGCAGGTGTCATTGCGGTTCTTATCTGTTCTTCGGTTAAAAGATTAGACTGAACAGGATTTCCTTCTTCATCCAAAGCACTTACTATATATCCGTCAGGCGATTTTTGTGAAACGACATAAGTCACACCATCTTTCTGGAATGTGGTTCCCAATTCGATTGGTTGAACGCTCTGTTCAGGCTGCATAATTTGAGCTTCTTCATTCTGGATGAATTCTTTTTCCGCATCTTCTCCTGCCTGATATGCAAGTTCATCAGCCGGTGTATCGTCAACAAGGCTTTCGAACATGGATATTGGAGCCATCTTTACCTTTCCATCCTCGCTAAGATAATATATTGTGTTGTCGGAGCTATCCTTATCTACATTTCCTTCTGCATCAAAAACAATATTACCTCGCAATATATTGACTGGATTCTGGCTTAAACCTGACTTAACCCTCATTACGGTTCCTGTTGTTGCGTTTGTCATTCTTTCAACCTGCGACTCGGCTTCCTTTCTTGCATCATACGCCTGATTCTGCACCCAGTAAGTATAATTAAGATAATCATCATAGGCATTCTTGTATTCAACAATCTTTTGAACCGTTTCCGCATCATACAATTCCGACAAGGCACTCTCACCTTCCTGATTCAATATGGACACAGCAGAGTTAAGTTCCTCTTCTCCTATTCCAATATTGTTTCTTGCTTCATTAAGATTAGATATAATGAAGCGTTTGTTCTGAATCATTTCTTCAGGTGCAATCTGCTTGTCTGCTTCCTGAAATGTCTGTTCCTGAAGGACAGAAGAAATGTAGTTTATTGCCTTTTTCTTGATGTCTGGCTGCATATTGCTTGACAGAACTTCCTTCACCATTCCGCGTGCTGTCTCTATATCGGCATCCTGCAATGCTTCCCTTACTCCGGACCAGTCCTCTCCCATCGTGTCGCGCATCTGATTCTCAAACTCACGCATGTTTCGGTAGTTCCTGTATTTCTCACGAATGTATCCACCGGTTCCGGCCGCGCCAAAAAGTGCTGACATTGGAGCAACTCCAAGGAATGTGTCTATATTATTGTCAAGGTCAACAAGCTGCTCAGGTGTCATATCTCCTATTGCGGTAGATACAAGGTTGTTCACTACCTCTTCTCCGTATTCACCTATAGGATCCGCAATCTTAGCACGTCTGGCAATTTCCTGAACCTGCTTGAATCCGTTGCTGTTAATGATGGATGAATAAGCCTTTCCAACAGAAGCTGGAATTATCTTCCCAAGGCGGTTTGCACCGGTCACCTTACCAACCCAACCAAGCATAGGAGCAAAGTATTCTCCAAGAAGCTCGCTTCCGGTCTCTGCCGCTGTTGATACGACAGACTTTCCTATTGCTTCTGCCCCAGTCTGCACATTATCCCTTCCTGCGTATGATACAGTACCATCCTGTTCCGGAGAAACCTGAACATCACCAAGTCCTCTTCTCTGATAGTCTGCTGCTACACGCGCACCGCCAAATGTAGCTGTATGAGCTGCCACATCACCAAGCCCGGCTGCTGTCCTTGCGGCTCCTTTTGCCAGTCCGGTTGTCGCACGTACAAGTCCCATCTTTGCAGCTTTTTCGGTTGCATACTTGACAAGTGCCTTTGACGCAGGTTTTGTAACGGACTGAATTGTTCCCATTCCGGCAATCATGTCAAGCATGAATGGGAGTGATTCTGCTGTCACTCCTCCGGCCTTGTATCCTCTTCCAAGGTCTCCTGAATAATACATCTGTGTAGCCGCATTGGTAACAAGAGCCTGCATAAGAGCATCTTCAGACGGTGAGAGTTCTTCTCCACGGTCTACTTTGTCCATAACCTTCTTAGCGGCAGAGTAGTTCTTAAGGTCCTGCAATCCCATTGCCCATCCGTCCAGCGGTGCATCCTTAAATCCGCGTGCGAATCCGGAAAAGAAATTTGTATTGCCTTTCTTTTTCGCTTCGTTGGTTATATTCTGAGCCTGTTCTATAAGAGTTGATGCGTATTCAAGTTGCTTGTCAGCATCGTTCTGCTCACCGGCAAGGTAAGCCTGTGACATGGTTGAGAATATTCCACCTCCACCGGCAGACTTAACCCCCTGTTGCCTTTCCTTAACTCTCTGCTGGCGTGCGCTGTTGATAAGCTGCCTTACGCTGTCAATCTGTTCCTGATTCTTTGGCTTGAATACGTGTTCAAGTTCCTGCTGTTTCATGTACGGATCATTGGCCGCACGTTTAGCGAGCTGTATTCTCTGCTGTTCGTCCTGAACAATCCTTCCAGGAATATCGGCAGGCTTCTCTGCTGACATCGTATTTTGCGGAAGAGGAAGAGTAGAAAGGTCATTTCCGCGGCTTCTGAAATAATCAGGTATGTTATTCAGTATTCTTTCTTTTGTTTCAGTCCTCTGAGGATAAGAAGGTGACTGAACAGTAGTTACAACATTACCAGATTCTTCTTTTGCAGGAGGAATAGCGGATTCTCTTTGAACTTCGCCAGATATTCCGCTAACGAAGTTTTCATACGTGTCATTGAATCCGGTTTTGTCTCTCAGAACTTCATATACTTTCTTTCTCGCATCTTCACTCGTAGTCATGTCGTTGTCAAAATCCTCATAACTATCCATGAATCCTGTCTTGTTCTTGAGAATGTCGTATATCTTCTTTCTTGTGTCTGCGCTCATTATTCAATATCTTTTAGTGACCAACCGTTGTTATTGTTATCTCTAAGTGACCATCCTTGTTGTCTGTCGTGAACAGGCCTTTTATCGTCTGTTGCGGTAAGAATAGCTTCTCTCATATCATCAATTGTCATTCCTTTCTTTGTCGGATCATTGAATTGCTGGGGGAAATATCCTATTCTTACACCTTCATTGTACATTCTTGCCACGTCTGTATCTTTGTTTAGGTCGTAAGTGACTGCACCGTCATGGCCAAACTTCATCTTAGGATACTTATTTTTCTTTCCTGAACCTGCATTACCGTTTCTCTTGGCTATCTCTTGCTGACGGTATTTCTCTCTTTCCATTGCAGCTTCATTGTTCATCTTGGTACGACCTGTAGCTGCACCCTGATTGTATCTAGCAAGTTTCATCCTGAAATCATTCTTAACTCCTTCAAGTTCTTTAGCATCCTTAGCTTTACGCGCCTGCTTTTCAAGGTCAGCGGCTTTCTGCTTGTCTATAAGACCAGCCTTAAGATTAGCCTGAATCTCTGCAAGTGCTTTGTCGCGCTCAAACTTAAGATTTATCTTATCCTGTTCTGCTTTTGCAGCTCTTTCAGCACGAGCCGTAGAAAGATTGTAGTTAAGCAATGTGTCGTTGTAAGAATCCCTCAGTCTGTCAATAGCCTGATTGTATTGCTGGGTATTGCTCTTAATCGTGCTGAACATTCTGGCACCGGCAGCCGAAGAAACTGTTTGTCCGAAGAGATTTGCAAGATTACCCCAAAACTCAGCGGCCCTCTGTCTTTTAAGCGAATCTTCGCTCTCCTGGTACCTTTCTCTTAGTAACGCTGTAAACACATCATCAGGAGTTGTAGGCTTCTTCTCTGTCTGTTCCTGCATTGCCTGATTGGTTGCAGCTCTCACCTGTTCTGCAGAAGAAACGGGTATAACAGGCTGTTCAACCTTGGTTTTATCAGGTTTTACGCCCTGATTGCTTCGTGAGAATTGAAAATTTGAAAAAGATTCGGGAGATTGTCCGTAATTTTCGAATTCAGGAAGCCTTGAAGTGTCTACAGACGGATTTTTCTTGATAAAATCGAAAAGTCCCATCATTTACCCCCTTTCTTCTTTCCCCATTCCTGCATGGAAAGAGCACTACCTATAAGTCCTAGTCCGTTACTCATAAGCTGGGCACCACCTTGCTCGTTCGCAGAAGACTGACCTAGTCTTGCCTGAAAGATGTTGTTCTGGTTCTGCTGGTCTATAGCTTCAACTTGCGCCTTTCTGGCTGTAGCCTGAGCTGCAAGTCCGGTTGCCGTTTCGTCCAGAATCTCATTGTTTGCCTGCTGTTGTGCTATTGCAGCTTCAGGTGTTGCACCGGTCACAACTGCAGTTGCCCTTGCTTCCTGATTCTGCTTTTTCAACGTGTTTTCCACCCTCTTCATGGCCGCCTGGGCTTCGGTAGAATCCATGTAATTCTGATAGTAGTTCCTGTTATACCATGCATTGTTCTTAGACTCCTGCTCGTTAATGAGCCTTTGTTGTTCCTTTGCCGCCTTGGCAGACTTGATTCCTCCGGCTATTCCGGATGCAAGTCCGCCTACGGCTCCTAATATAGCTCCAATCATACGCGTATAATTTATTTTGTGTCACACTGACAAAGTAAGCTAATTATCAGTATCATAAGTTGCGTAATTTGGTAATTGTAATTCTACACAAAGTTACAAACCTTGTAACTTCTTGTAACTTCGTATATCTTTGGGAATTAGAACATTATAAGCACTTATAAATGTTAAAAGTTACAAAATACATCATTTTTGTAACTGAGTTACAATATTAGTTACAGTTATGGGCGAAGAGAAGAAGATTGCAAGAAGGAGAAGGGCAAAAAAAGTGAAGGAAATAGAGCACTCTGTTAAGCTGAATTACACTGATGAAGACCGTATTAAGGTTGTGCGGATGCTGATTGACAGCGGTATGAACTATTCAATAATGCACAAGAAGACAGGTATCAATACCAACACGATAAAGCAGTGGTATTACCGGTACAAGGGAGACATAGAATCAGCAAGTTCTACTCTTATCGCAGAGAAGGTAGAGATTGACTTCGCACGGGCCAAGCTTGAATTCCTTCAGAACCATTTCCATAAGATTAACTCCCTTGCTGACATTGCCATCAACAGGGCAATTGTTCTTTGTGCTACTGAGACTGACATTAACAAGATAACCAAGTTGCTTGAGGTAATATCCAACCTTGTTGTGAAGTTCAACGAATCCAGCCAGGAACAGCAACAGAATTCAGGAACAACCATCAATCTGATTAAAGACAGCGTTTTCCAGCTTAATCAACTGAAGGAAGAACAGAGAAAAAAGATAATCGAGGTATCAGAAAATGAATAATTACTATATTTGCAAATGTAAAAGCGTAGAAGACTTTTGTTTAAACAAACAGCCCCGACCGGATATGTATCAGGAAGGGGCTTTATTTTCACATCATATTCATTAATGACATGCTTCTAAGTTCAACGAAGTCCTTGTAAAGTTCCGGCCTTATCACATAATCGCACACTCTCTTAATGCAGATGCTTGCCTGCCGGCTTCTTATCTTCGTGTAATACCTGATTACACCTTTGGATCTGTCGCTGTGGCCAAGGCAGTAGTTAATAACGCTGTCAGGCATGCAGATGTCGCTGGCAAACTGAGCGAAGCACTTTCTTGCAGAATAGAATACCACTCTTTCCTTTATACCAAGCTCTTCTGCAAGGTCTGTTATCGCATAAGATACGTATTGAGAGAAATTGTGATAGGTGAAATTGTATCCGAAATCAAGCTTACCATTAGGCTTCATCCATTCTCCTGTATACATGTCAATACCTTCAGGCATTTCAAATGCAATCACGTTTTCCTGCTGTGTTCTTCCGGCAGACTTTGTACGGACGTATCTTACTTCCTTGTCGCGGAAATCAACATTCATTATGTCTATTAGGTTCATTCCTCCCAGCATGAAGGAAATCATGAACAGGTCTCTGGCCATCTTCTTTTTCTTAGTGTCAGGGCTTGATTTCATTATTCTAAGAAATGATTCAAGACTGAGTGTAACTTCCCTGACTGGTGCAGGAGATATTCTTACGGATGAAAAAGGATGAACGCTATATGATACCATCTGGTCTGATATTGCCTTGTTCACAATAACCTTAATGTGACTTAGAATTGTGTTGATATAAGTCTGTGTCTTTCCTGACCTTCTAAGGTATTCAGAAAAGGATTTTACGAGAACAGGCGTAATATCTTCCATTTCAATATCTCCCCTGCAGTAATCACAGAAGTATCTTGAAGAGCGTTCTATAAGCTTAGAATAAGAATTCCTTCCTTCTGACATAAGATAACTCACATACTCTCCGGATATTCCCTTGAATGTTACTTCTTCCCCATCCGGTCCTGACTTGATAATATCTCTAAGCTGCTCGCATGTGTACAAATCAGTGTTCTTTACATTATCGAGACGCTCCTCGTATATATCAAGCATATTCCTTAACTTCTTGTTAAGCTCACAGGCATCCGGGTGCCTTACTATTTTCCCGTTCTTTAGCTGTCCTGGATCGTTAAGAATGATTTTTGTGACGATGTAAGAAGTTACAGACTTGTGCCGGACCGCAATCCTAAGTTTGTGCGTTCCGTTTTTAAGCACTCTTTCTTTGATGATAACAGGATTGATTGTTGCCATAGTTGTGTCCTCCGACAAGGAAAATCCAGCGTTACTTTTTCAGGTACTTTTTTCCTTCCAAAAGTGGAAGAATTTTCCTTTTTTTTAATGGCATCCTGATTGTTTTGATTCGTGTAGAGAAAACCAAATATCTGTATTTCAGGCTTTTATGAGAAGAGCCGAAAGCGGGACTCGAACCCGCGACTTACTCATTACGAAT